AGGCGTCAATGTCGGATTCAAGCCCGAAGTGATGCGCGCGGACTTCTAGGAGGTGAAGGAAATGACCGATTGCAAGCGATGCTCTGAGTGCGTGGGCCAGAAGCACCACTGGTGTACCGAGATTCGCACGGACGACGGCGAGCACCTTCAGTGCAAGCACTGCGACGCCATCGCCTCCGAGTGCCCCGAATGTATGGGCGACGGGTGCGACGAGTGCGAAGGCGGGATCGTCGAAATTCTCGATTGCGTCGAGATGGCTGACCGATGTCTCGCGTTGGACGACCGGCGCGGAATCGAATGGGACGCGCTCGCCGAGGAGCTTCGCGATGAAGTGGTGAGGCTGCGGGCCGAACGCTTACGCATTGTTGAGTGGCTTCGTGAACAACCTGCGATGCAGCATCCTCGCGCGTTGGCCGATGCTGTCAAAAATGGCGAGCACATTTCGTGCGGAGAATGCGAACGAACTGGCGAAGCACACCATAGCGGACATGTGTATTTTCCAGCGAAGACGTAGGAATGATCGACGATACGCTGCGCGCGAGGGGTGATAGGACAATGGCAAACGGAGGCGACATGAGTGCAGTTCCGACAGGTACGTTTTCATGCCCCGTGTGCGGCGTCGATACCCCGCATACCGAAACTGAGCACCGCCGATGCCAGCATGAGAGTGGCGGCGGACGTTGCCCTCAGAGGCCTACGAGGCATCGTCGAACGCGAAGCGGTCGCGTGATAGTTCGCTCGCTCAGGTGCGATGAGCATTGGAAGAATTGGGGCATCGGAGAGGCGCTTCACTGGCTGCCTGGACGATGGGAGCCGTTGCCATGAGCTACCTCGTTTGCGATGCGTGCGGCGGGCGTAAGACAGCGCTCGGCGTCGAACACCAGGCGTTCTGCCCAGAGCTTCTAGCCGGCACCGAGACGCGGCTAATCGAGAGTCGCGCAAGGCTCGCTAGGGCGGAAGCCGATCTCGAAGAGATGACGAAGGCTCGGAACCGCTGGACGGTGATTGCCGACGCGCAGAAACAGTACGGCGACGCCTTGCGTACGATGCTCGCGCGGACAATTGCACGACTCGACCAGTACGCGCTCGGATGCACATGCCCCGGCGTCTCGTGCGTCGAGCATTGTGCCGAGTGCGACAAGACCTACAGCCTTGTGAATGAGGCGCGGAGGCTTTCGGAAGCGAAGACGGAGCCAAACACTTCTGCGGGCGTTTTCGATGAGGCTTCGTCGCTCGACGTGATGGGACGCCGATGATTCATACCGCCGTGCTGCGTCTCGCGCGATGTCGTCACCCGAAGCCCATGGTCGCGTTCGGCTTCGGCAGTATGGCGCGCGAAGACTGCTCGAATTGCGGCAGCTACCGATTCACACGCGAGAACGGACTCGGCCAAAAAGGAAAGTGGCAGCGACCGCTACTCGTTGCCGACGTCATCTTGATTGCACGTGGTGAAAAGTAAGGACGAAACGCGCGGGAGTGCGCGCGAGGGAGAACGGAACGCCGTGAATGAGTGGAGCTTGCCCAGGCCGGAGCGCGCGTACCGCGTTCGTGTGCTTTGGCGCACGATGCTCCACTACAAGGGTGGGAAGAAGTATCGGGCGGCCGTGAAGCGACTTGACCGCATGTGCCGCGACGCGGACCGAGAACGGCATCGAAGGTACGGAGCATCCCCGAAGTGATGCGCGCGAGGGAGGACGGGGCACATGAACCTTGAGGCAATCAGACCAGCAGACCGAGTGCAGCCGATACGGTTTCACCAAGGTCGACCCGTGCCCCATGCGCACGACTGCAAATGCAAAGTCGTTCATCGTTTCCGGTGTGCCATCTGCTGGCGTGTTCGAGGGCGGTGTCTTGGCGCGTACGACAATCTCCCCGATGCGTGCGACTTCTGTTGGTTCCCGCCACCAGACGAAGCAACATTGCGCAACGCGACCGATGGGCTCGGGGATGAGGAGCCAAGCAAGTGAGCGGCATCGAAAGCGGCCGTAGCTCAAGTCTGAGGGTCTGGACCCACGATGACGTCGGTGGGCTGGCGAATCGGGAGCCGGAGCATCGGGACTTTGAACCCGGTGGATGCGAGGGTGCTCGGCCTCGCCGGTCGCTTTCGGTGTCGCTCAACGTAGACAACAACGGCGCGGGAGTGCGCGCGGACTTCTAGCAATCAACCGAAACAGAAGGAGACGAAGACAATGAACACTCAAGAGGCGTGCGAAAACGACGGATACGATGGCGTGTGCAGGCTCCCGACGAGCGTGCTCGTGTCGGTGCCAGACGAGACGAGCGAGTTCTATCGAGCCGAGCTGTCGCCTCGGTCTGAGTCGCCCATTGCGGTCGGCAAGGGCAAGAGCGCCGAAGAGGCGACGGTGGACCTGGCTGTCAAACTCGGTCGAGCGAGCCTTGCCGCGCTAGGGCGCCTGCGTCGCATTCATGACGACGCGAGGGCGTGAAGGTAGTCACAATCGCGCCTACGCTGCGCGCGAGGCATTTCGACATGACCGAAAGGAGCGGACTGCGATGACGTATGAGACCATCGACGGAGGAATGGTGCCGGTGAAGGCATGGGTGCGTGGCGTGCCAGTCGAAGACGTCGCGCGTAAACAGCTCATCGAAACGGCTAGCCTCCCGATTGTGTGGCCGCACGTCGCGGTCATGCCCGACGTGCACTGGGGCATGGGTGCGACCGTAGGCAGTGTCGTGCCGACGCGAGGGGCCATCGTGCCGGCTTGCGTAGGCGTCGACCTTGGGTGCGGCATGGCGGCGTCTCCGACCACGCTCACGAGCACGGACCTGGGCGACGATGCGCGGGCCGTCTTCGAGGCGCTGGAAGAGGCCATTCCGCACGGGCGATCCGACAATGGTGGCGCGAACGACCGCGGTGCGTGGGGTACTGTTCCCACCGAAGTGGCCGCACGCTGGGCTACGATGGCTCCCGGCTTCGAGCGCATCGGCATGCCGCGAGCGGCCGACAGGGCGCCCAGGCAGCTCGGGACGCTCGGGACAGGCAATCACTTCGTCGAGGTCTGTCTGGACGAGACGGACCGCGTTTGGCTCATGTTGCACTCGGGCTCGCGTGGCGTCGGGAACGCGATCGGGTCGCACTTCATCGCGCTCGCCAAGAAGCGGTGCGAGTCGGACGGCATCACGCTCCCGAATCGTGACCTCGCGTGGCTCCCTGAAAGCACGCCGGAGTTTTCGGCCTACGTCGATGCGGTCGCCTGGGCTCAGGAGTATGCGCACGAGAACCGGCGATCGATGATGGCATCGGCCGTCGCCGTAATGTCTAGGCTCTTTGGCGAGACGAGGTTCGCCGTGGTCGGCCCCGAAGCGGTTGAATGCCATCACAACTACGTGAGCCGCGAGGCCCACTTCGGCGAGAGCCTTTGGATCACGCGCAAAGGGGCCGTGAGCGCTCGCGCTGGACAGTTGGGCATTATCCCTGGGAGCATGGGCGCCAAGTCGTTCATCGTGCGCGGTAAGGGCAACGCGGACAGCTTCCACACGTGCAGCCACGGCGCAGGGCGGGTAATGAGCCGCGGTGCGGCCAAGAAGCAAATCACGCTCGCGATGCACGAGGCGGACACCGCTGGCGTAGTCTGTCGGAAGGATGCCGACGTCATCGACGAGAGCCCGCGCGCCTACAAGAACGTGGACGACGTCATGGCGGCCCAGGCCGACCTCGTGGAGGTCGTGCACACGCTCAAGGGCGTCGTCTGCGTGAAGGGTTGAGTAAGGACGAAACGCGCGGGAGTGCGCGCGTCCTGCTTGTGGACGGAGGTCCCCGATGCCCGAGTGTGAAGATTGCGGAGAATATTACGAAGTGGATGACGGCTACGACGATGACGGCATGTGCCATCCGTGCGCCCACGAGTGGGCCGCTGCCGCGAAGGCGCACGGAGGGTGCGATTCTGTCCTGAACGGCATCCCGGATGACCCGGACGGAGTGTGGGAATGCTCACTGCTCCGTGGCCACGAAGGTCAGCATCTGGACGGAAACAACGGTCATAGATGGTAGGGAACAACGGCGCGACGCTGCGCGCTTGTGGCCGCGGACCGAAGGAATGGTGACGACGATGCTTGGATGGGAACAGATTTACGCTGGCAAACTGCTGCATGTCTACGACGGTCACGCTGCGTTCCCGGTGTGTGGAGACAAGGAGTCGAAGCGGTCGGCCGACGACAAGTTCCCGCGCACCACATACGTGGGGCCCATGCCGCCTCCCCCAGAGCTTATTTGCCCAACGTGTCAGACGTGGGAACGCGACCACGACCCGATGTTTCTGGCTGGTCGGGAGTATGAGCGAAAACTGATTCGCGAAGCTCTGTCAAAGGAGGCGAATCGTATTTTCAATAAGCAGGAGAAGGACTACCCGAGCAACGTTCTCGATGCGGTGAGCCTCAATCTCTTGAGCGGTTACGACAGTCTCTCGCTGCGCAGTGTGTAGGGACGCTGCGCGACACGCTGCGCGCCAGGCTCCAGCTGGCGCCCACAAACGACGAATCGCCGCCGACCCGGTGAGGGCCAGCGGCGCTGTCGTTTCGGGTGTGGTGAGCTAGGCGGCGAGCTTCGAGCAGACGAGCGGCAGCTCGCCTCTTGCGTCTTTCGCAACGAGGTCGAGGTCCACTTCGCCCACGCCAGGGATCGTAACGCTCGGGTAAAGCTGGATGACAGCATCCCCTCGCAGGCCAGGTAGCGGCGGCGAGTTGAGCGCGCGCCAGTAGCTGGTGACGTTCGCCATGGCTGCGAATTGCTCCAGGGACATCCCGAGCTTGTAGCCGTGGTATCCGAGGCACCCTCCCCCGCGCTGGACCCGATTGGTCGCCCACGTGACCGCGTAGCCATACGATGGTGCGCCTGCGCCCTCGACGTCGAGACCACCATGCATCGAGCCAGGGAAGCCCACCGAGGCCGCGTAGGCGCTCGCGTGCTCCTCGTGGATGGCCCCAAGGTTCTCCGACGGAACCCAGTTGGGATAGAGCGGGTGCTGTATCCAGCCGCACGCGAAACCTTCGCCGGTCGCGTCGGCCAGGCTTTGCGCGGTCCACACGGTGCCGTCGACCGTCTCGCTCGGCAGCTCCGAGTAGCCGAAGATACCGAGCACAGGCCCGTGCTGCGGGTGTACGTAGGCCTTGAGCGCCGTGAGCTTCGGAGGCGTCAGCACGAAGTCGACGTCAATCCAGAGGCCTTCGGGCGCTGGCCCTGCGCTGTAGTCGGTCATGCGTAGTCCCTCCGGTCGTCTCGAATGAGTCTGCCGTTCTGCCAGAAGGAGCCGCAGCCGCCGAAGGCGATCCGCTGGATGCACCACGCCCGGCGCAAGACGACGATGATCGCCGCCTTGCCTCCGCAGCGTGGACAATCTTGGCCGTGCGTGAGGATCACTTTCCGGCAGGTCGCTTGTCGAGTCCCTTTTCGGCGAGCAGCGCTGCGAGGTCGTCCACGTGCAACGCGTCGACCAGGCAGGCGTACGTGGGACCCGGAATCAGCGCCAGTGCCCCATTGCAGTAGTCGTTGCCGGCCACGGCGTTGTAGAGAATACCGACACCGAGCACCTTGCCGTCGGGTCCGAGTGAAACGATCTGGTCCCCGTTCTTGGCTTCACGTCCGTTTCGATAGTGCATGGGTCATCCTTTCAGGCCTACGGCCTTTTCGATTGCTGCGAGTCGGCGTTCCATTTCCGCGAGCCGCTCGAGGATGGGCGCCTTGCTCGGGTCCGTGCAGTCCGGCGTCCCGGCGGCCGCGTCTTCCGCCTTGGCTGCTTCTAGCTTGGCCTTCGCGTCCTCGAAGAACCTGCGCCACTCTTCGATCTGTTCGATCGAGTATGGCGAGACGCTGTTCGGCGTAAAGACCGGAATGGTCGGCGGCGGCCGCCACGTCGGGTCGATATCGGGGATGAATGGCCCAATCTGATCGACCACCATTGAGAACGTGCACATCTCGCGATCCCTCCTACCGAGTACGTTTTTTAGCGCGGCCACGGCCTCATGCCAGCGGGTGCGGCTGATGACGTGCCCGTGCCCGCAGTTGCCCGAGGCAAGCGCGGCGAGCCGCTCTGGCTCCGGCAGGGCGGCGCAGGCCTTGACGCTCCAGGCGGCAATCCTGAGCCAGCAGACGGCCTGCTTGGCGATGGGCTCGGTGTTGCACGGGCCGTGAAGCTGCCAGGGGCCTTGCGCCTGGCCGCCGTCGCCGGCGGGGGTGACGTCGGCACACCGTGTCTCGCCCTTGCAGTACGTGAGAAGGAGCGCCGCGTCGAGCGCGTGCGAACCCAGGACCGGCGCGACCTCGGCGGCGACCGTCCGCGCGATGGCCTCCGCGACCGATGGCGCGGGGACGACCCCGAGGTGCAGCGAGAGCGAGGCGACGAGCATCCTGGCGGCAGCTAGCATTCGGCCGACCCTAGCAGCAGGCTACTGCGGACTCCAGTTCGGGTTTCCGTGCACCGTGTTGTCGAGCGATTCGCACGACGCGTGGGAGTGATCGCCGCATTTGCCGCAGACCACGCAGCAAGGCGTCTGCTTCGAGTTTGCGTTGTTCACGCACTCCGGGTCCGAGCAGACGGCGACGATGGGCGAGATCACCGCGGCGACCCATAGCGCGCGAGCCAGACCTTGCGCAGCTTCTTGAGCGCCCGCTTTTCGATCTGCTGCACGAGCTGCATCGAGCAGCCGAGCTTCTCGGCGATGGCTTCGTACGTCATCGGCACGGGACGCTGCAGGTCGTCGGGTTCGCGCCCGAGTAGACACATGCCGCCCATGGGGCGATGAATCCGCCTGGAATCTTCGTCGCCGCGATGGCGGCCGCGCAGGTCGGCGACGCCCCGACCTTGCAGCCACTGGCCGCGAGGGCGTTGCAGACGCCTTGCTCGAAGGACACCGGCCCGCCGTCGACCGCAGGAGGCGGAGGCGGCGCGCTGTCCGAAGCGTCGTTGCCCGGAGTGACCGGCGGCGGCGTCGACGGGCAGCCAACAACCGTGAGCCCGAAAGCGACTAGGAAAACAATCTCCCTGCTCATGCTGCCGCCTTCCACGGCGTCGCCGCCGAATTGGCCTTGAACGCGATGATCTGCGACGTCATCGTGACAAGACGCGTGTCGGTGACGTAGATGCGACCGTTGAGGCCCCACGATCCCCACGAGTTGAGGAATCCCCAGCAGCGTGTTCCGTTGACGTACGTCATCGTGATCTCGTCCTGGTCGATCCAGTGGCCACCACCAGATGGGTCGTTCAGGTTGCATGCGCTCGCGAGGGGACCTTGCGACGGGTCCCAATTCTCAAACGCGCTGTCGACGAAGATGCCGAACGCGTTCGAGAGTCCTGGCGTCTGCAAGATCGGCGTGACCTGCGCCGCGATGGCGTCGGCATCGCCGGATGACGCGTCGACGTTGTAGGCGCTGATGTCGATGTTGCTACGGCCTTCAATCTCCGCGTCAAGCTGCACGTCGACGTTGACGGTCGCCGCGTAGCAGTCCGTGTACGTCCCGTCGGGCGCTGGACACTGTCCGTCGGTGCCGATGGGAACGAGACCGAGCGGCGTGACCGAGAGCAGCGAGGTCGGATCGATTCCCGAGTCTGTGAGCGGCGGCCCACTGGCCGACGTCGCCGGCATCGAGATCCGACGCGCGAGCTTGTAGAACCAGCACGGCGAGAAGTCCTGGTTGTCTCCAGCGAACGGCCATGGGAAACCGGCCGACAGGTACGCTTGCCGTTGCGCCTTCGCGGTACCGTGACCACCGCAGCTCCCGAACCCGCCTTGATTGAAGCTCGTGCCGTTCCACTCGACCTTGGAGGCGGCCGCGCTCGTCGTTGTGAGCCCGAGGCTGAGTACGTGCGGCCGTTGGTCATGCGTCTTGTCTGGGATGTACCCGAGCCGGTCGCGACGAGTGGCGGCCGTGCACGCCGCGTGCGCTGCTGCGTTGAACATCAGTGCCAGCTCCCGATGACGCTCTGCATGTGCTGCAACGTCGACAGGCTCGCGCCGCTCTTGGTGCTGGGCGTCGCAGGCGTGTTGTACTGCGAGATGGCCGCCACGACTTCGTTGACCGCCGAGACGCAGTTGGCGACGAGCGCCGAGAGGTTCGGGCTCGGGTTGTTGGCTGCCTGAGCCGCCGCCAGCGCGTCTTCGAGCGCAGCACATGCGTCGGTCACGTCGTTGATGGCCTTGGCGAACTGCGCGTTGGCAGTGGGCGCCACCGAGGCCCCAAGCAGGGGCGAGATGACCGACCAGACGCCTTCCGCGACCTGGATGAACGTCGTCACGTATTGCAGATAGCCTTCGATCGTCGAGATAACGTTCGCGGCTTGTGCAGGCGTGCAGCTCGTAACCGTTGCGGTTCCCCCGAGACACGAGGCGATGAGAGCTATGGCGCCGAGACGCCCGGCTGCCGTCCTCATGGTTTCACCTCTCCCGCCTTCATCGACTCATTGGCAGCCGCGATGTTGACGGCCGGCACGGTCGACGGCGACTTGAGCAGCACCAGGATGCCGCCGACGACTCCGCCGATCGTCAGGAGCCCGGCGACGCCCGCGACGATCGCGGTCGGCAGACCGTTGACGCAAACCTGCTGGCCGGTCGCCGTCACGTTGTTCGTGAACCAGCCGATGCCGGTCACGAGGATGCCGAGGATCGGCCCGGCTCCCGCGAGCGAGATGCCCTTGTAGTGGACTGCTTTGAGCTGCATGGTCGTCGGTCCTTTCGTTTGCCTTGGGAGGCTCGCACGAGGCGAGCCCGTGAGTCAACGCTTTATGGGTGGGATCTTCGGTGGCCATGGGGGAGGCGACGAGTGGCGCTTCTCTTCCTCGTGCTCTCTCTTCATCCCCTCAAGAATCCCGAGCGCGCGCGACGACATACCCATGGTTGTTGCGAGCGCCGAGTCCTGTTTGTCGAGCCGCTCGCCCATCTCGCGTCGATGGTCCTTGAACTCGACGTGTCCCACCTTGCCGGCGAGTGCCGCTTCGGTCTTGACACGGTGCTCGCGGATCTCCACGATCATCCACCGACCGATCCAAAGGATGATCGCACCGATGACCCCCAGCAGCCATACGGCCGCCGGACCTACGACGATCGGGTTGCTCGGGACTTCCGGCACTAGCCCTCTCCGTTTCCGTGTGGTGGCTCGGTGTCATGGTCTCGTGGCAAGTCACCCGTCGGCCGCTCGCTCTGGGCGATCTCTTCCGCGAGCGCTTCATCGGCCTCGGTCTCGGCAGCGGCGCGGCGGAATTTGTCCATGAACCGCGCGTCAGACATAACCTGGTGCCGGTTGATCTCCGCCGTGCGCAACTCGCATACGATTGCGTATGTCTGATGACTCTCGTCTGAGATCGCGTCTGTCCGGTCCTGCAGTTCGCGCAACTTGGTGTCAATCTTGGCGTTGAGAGTATCAAAGAGCCGTCTCGTCGCTTCGCGCTGCACTCGAAGTGCTTCGATGACGTCATCACACGTCGCTGGAGCCGCCGCCTCGATGACTGGGATGCCGCCATCGGAGATGGGCATCAATGCACCCAGATGATCCACGCATTGATCGAAAACATCGCGACGTACCAGACGACCGCGCCGTTGCTCGCGATGACCGTCGTGCTCGCGTACGTGCCGGGAGAGCCCGGGACCTCGACCTCCGTTCCGAGTCCCGACACCGGCAGCACCGTGATGTTGTTCGTGGCGCTCGCCCCGTAGAGATCCTTGATGGCGACAACGCACGTCGACGAGTCCGTGAGCGCCGGGAGCTGCACCGTCACCGCGCCCGTGCGGCAGTCGACTGGCACCGGCTGCAGGACCTTCGCCGAGTAGGGCGACTGCGATGGCGTGATCGCGAGCGCGCCTTGCCAGAGCATCGGCAGACCTGAAGGGCCTTGCAGGCCAATCGTGTAGACGACTTGGGGATCGTTCGGGTCGCTCATGGGTAGGTGATCTGCCAGCTCTCGACGGTGACGCCGGAGCCGGTGCCGTTGAGCGGGTCGATGATGAGCGAGGCGGCCGTCTCGGTCGTGATGAAGTCGGTCGCGCTCGTGTAGGTCGGCCACGTGCTCGAGGAACCAATCGTCGCCGGGAAGTAGTTCACGCCGTCGCTCGAGTAGTTCATGTTCCGGTGCGTGCCGTCGTTCTTGATCCGAAGCCAGAAGGGAGCGTTCTGCCCGATGTTCCACGGGTTCGCGTAGTAGTTAGCCGAGAAGGTCGTCGAGTTGGTGAACTTGACGACCTGGATGTCCACGCCACCGGAGACGAACGTGAGCTGGATGACGATGTGCTTCGTCCCATCGGTGATCCCGATGCCGGCGCTCGAGTTGTTCGCCGGGTAGAGGAGCGGTCGAACTCGCGCCGTGAACGTGTAGACGGCGGAACTTAGGGGTTGCGAGATCCCACGGATGACCTCGGCGCCGCCGGTCGTGAAGTCCGAAAGGTAAACGGTCGTGAATCCGGCCCGGCCTGAATCGACGGCCGTCGTGCCGCTGCCGAAATTGATGTCGGTCCACGTCGAGCTGGCAATCGTCGGTGGCGCGACAATCGTGCCTTCGTCGCCCGAGGAGTTTGGGACGGCCCAGAGCGGCGGGGCGCCGCTCGTGCCCTGCGTCTGCAAAAACTGCCCGGTGGTGCTGCCCGGCAGCGCGGTAATCGCTCCCGCGTCGTTCTGGTACCAGAGGCCTCCGGCACCGGCATCCGGCAGGACGCCGCCGCAGCTGCCCCATACGCCGTAGGCTTGTAGACACTGACCGGCTGCGGGCGCCGGGCTGTTCGCCCAGGCGCCGGCCCCGGAATCGCCGAAGTACGGCACCGACCCTAGGCTCGGGTTCGCTGGCAATAGCTGTCCCGGCGCGTACTCGCCGTAGTGCACGGGTGGCGGCGTCTTGCTCTTCTTGCAGCCCTCGGCCGCGCCGAGCGTGAGCATAAAAGCGGCGAAGCCCGCGAGGACGGCTTTGAAATTGCGCGTCACGTTAGACCTGCTTCCAGCCGTAGGCCGTCAGGAAGAAAAATCCAAACACCGCCTTGGGGCCCCCGAGTGTGTTACTCGCCACGATGTTCGCCGAGGCGTTATCGATATTGTTGCCGTTGCCCTCGATCGTCACGTTGTGATTCGCGAGCGAGCCGTCGAGGTCAGCCACGTAGACCATCTGATTCGGGAACGGGGAGGCTGGCAAGAGCACGTTGACGTTGCCCGTCAGCGCCTTGAAGCCGCTGAAGACATTGGTCAGCGCGGAGGTGACCGTGTAGCCGGCGCCTGAGACAATCTGCTCAGTCCAGATCGTGACGTCGGTGCTGGTGTTGCCTGCGTCGTTGGAGCCAATGAGCGGCGGCACGAAGTTTAGTATCGGCTGGCCCGGGAGCCCCACGAAGTCGGTCTGGACCGTCTGATAGTTTCCCACTATCGGCCCCACCGACCCGCCGGACATGCGCGGCAGCGCCGTGCCGATGCTCGGATAGTACGCCGTGATGCCGCTCTGGGCCGCAGGCCCGAACGGCAGGATGACGTTGAGGAGATTGAGGTTGCCAAGGTTCGGTGCTCCCATGTCATGGCTTTACCGTGACGCGACCGCGGATGAGCGGCCACGGCCCGGTGCTCGGGAAGATAATGTTGAGCCCCCACTCGAGTCGCGCCTCGTCGAGCGGAACGGCTGGCAGTAGAAGCGCCACGCCGGCCGCGCTGAAGAGCCACGTGACCAGGCTCGGGACCTGGGCGCTCGAGAAGGTGCTGATCGAGATCGAGCCGTCCGCGCTCGGCGTCGTCGTGATGGTCAGGAGCGGCGAGTTCCACTGCTGCGGCGCCCAGACGGTCGCGATGGCGGTGCAGCCCGCGAGGCTGACGTCGGTGGCGGCCGATGGCGGTGGGGCTCCAGTCTGCCAGCGAAGGCAGCCGGTCTCCGCGCAGCCAGCACGCAGAAGCAGGTTGAGCGCGAGAGGGCTGCTCACTGGACACCCGGTCCCCTATTGAAAATGAGCGGCTCGGCCGTATGATATAGTATGGGCATTCCGCTCTCTCGCATGGGGTCGACAATGAGAAACGCAATCGGTTGGATTCTGGCTTGGTCTGCGATATGCGGCGGCTGCGGTTGTGGCGGCTCGTCCTTCGCGGTCGGGAGCGCGGGCGACGCGCTACGGGCGGAGGCAGGCACGGACGCTGGAACGCCGCCGGACCCGCCAGAGGAGGCCGCAGCAGTCGTGCCGGAGGCAATGGCCGAAGCAAGCGCACCTGAGGCCGCCGTGGAGGCCGACGCTGGCGCTCTTGCGGACCCGGACGCTGCTCAGGACGCGCCAAACGGGCTGACCGTACTGCCGGACCCGAATTGCCCGGTCGGCGCCCACACGACCGTCAGCGGGACCGTCTACGACCAGGTGAGCGGCGTCCCCGCCGCCGCTGTCACCGTCTTCGCTCCGAAGTCGGCAACCCTGCCGGCCTTGCCAACGATGCTTACTCCAGGCGTCTCGTGCGATGCGCTATACCCGCCACTCTACGGAATCACGACAACGGACGCTACGGGACACTTCGTTCTCGACAACGTGCCACCTGGAACCCAGGTCCCTGTCGTCATTCAGACGTGCATGCCGATCAAGCGCCAAGAGTTCTTGATCGCGAGCGTGACCAAATGCGTCGACAATCCTCAGCCCGATCGGAGCCTCGTCCTTCCGTAGTAGACGGCGCTATGTCTCCTGCGTGATACTGGTCGGTCGCCAGACCTTGCACGTGAAGTGCGCATCCCCAAAGACAAAGCCGACGCTGTCGCCGGACGATCCGTGCTTCGCTCCCGCATAGAGCTGAACGTCGAACATGCCAGCTGTGTCGACCGCTCCGGCGCCCTGCAGGGTCAAGTTGCCCGCTACGTTGAAGCATCCGTGTAGCGAAAGTCCACCACTCTGCGGTACTTGATAGTTGACTGCCGAAATCGTGAGTATTTGACTGTTGACCTTCTTGGAGGACTGTGGAATCTCCTGCGTGAAGGTCGGCGTGGCCGTGCCAGGAACATAGTAGGCGCAGTTGAGCGCGAAGAAGATCGACTGATCCGGGTCGCTTCCGAGCGGGGTTGTCCAGCCGTACGAGAAGTCGAGCTGCAACTCGATGATGTCCGCTCCTGCAACCGGAATTGCTCCAGCATGCAGCAGGCTGCCGAATGCCGTCCCGCTCGTTGGGCTCGTAGCCTGTACCGGAGCACTGGCCGATCCTCCTGGCGCCGTCGCCTTGACCCAAGCCCACGGCGTTCCGAATAAGTTGTCGGTGTGCACCGCAGTGGCACTAAGGTTTCCGTTCCCCAAGTAATAGAGCGGCATGTACGCGAAGGCAAACGTGTTCTCGTCGGCGTTCGACATGAAGCCGGGCGCGTAAGTTGCCGCGTCGTTCGGGTCACCGTCGACCGGGATCGTCGTGCGGTTCTGCGTATAGACGCGAGGCCATACGAACCCAGTCGCTCCGCCGCTCGTGTACGTGCTTGTGTTGATCGGCACCGTGAACTGCGTGCTGCTGGTGACCGTGACGGTGAGTCCGATACCGTTGACGCCCGTGCAGGTCTGGTGATCGGTGATGTCGACGATGTCGCCGTTCAGTAGGTTGTGCGGCGTGGCCGTGTTGACGACAGTTGGGCTACCCTTGACAGTCGACAGGATCGAGATGCCGACAGGCACCGTGATATTGCTGACGAGACCCCCATAGGTGAAACCCATGCTATCGCATTCCTCTCACGTGATCCCCGCTACGAATCGCGCATTGGTGGCCCGCGCGGGGACGTACACGCCAGCGACCAGCTTCGCCGGCCACGCGTACGTTCCGTCCGGCTGGTCCGCTCCGAGCGGCGTGTCCTGAACGAAGAGCGACTGGTCGAAGGTCACGATGATGTTCCAGAGGCTCGCGTGCGCCGTCTTGTACGTGCTCAGCAGCGCGCGCAGGCCATTCCAGAAGTCTGTCGACAGTGTGACGTCGCCAGAGCTTAGGAACCCGAGGCTCGACGTAGGCGGAATGGCCACTGGGTCGCCGGCGAGAAAGACGTAGCCGCCGCCTGAGTAAGCGCCGTTGCCCGCGATGAACGCGTTCGTCTGCGAGTTTCGGATGCGGAAGGCCGTCGGGGCGTCCACGGTCACGGTCCACGGCAGTCCCTTGGTGTTCGCTGCCGTGTTGCCACCGACCTCGTTGATATAGACCTGGTAGCCGGAGAAGAGTCCGTGCGGCACTGAGGTCGAAATCTCGATCTGCGACGCGTCCGTGGCCCCAGAGATGGGGATGCCGTACGTGCTCACTCCAAGACACGGCGAGCCCGGAGTCCCGAGACACGGAAACGGCGCCGCCCATCCTTGCTGGTCCGCTCGATAGACGTAGCCTCCGCCGGACCAGATGCCAGTACCGTTGAGGCCTGGAATATAGAATGTAGTCGGGCTATCGACGACGACCATGAAAGGACCGCCGTTCGCGCCGAGGTTTCCGCTCACCTGGTCGATGTAGACCTGGGCGTTGGTCACGAGCCCGTGAGGCGTCGTCGTCGAAAACTCTATGGGGCTCGCGAATGTCGCGCCGTTGATGCTCGTGCCGACCACGGTCATGCCGGCGTTCACGACGAGCCAGAAGCGCCACCACGCCGTCGGGCTGAGTGGGTGCCAGAACGACGAAGCGTTGTCCCAGTTCCAGTTCGATGTCTTGGCCAGAAACTCGCTCGGGGGCAGCGCCGTGTTCCCCGCTTCCGGGTAGTAGCTCCAGCGTCCAGTCTCGCTTATCGTGCGGGCGGCCGGCTGCAATGGGAGAAGCTGCGAGAGCACTTGCTCAAGCACCGACCAGTCGTTGCCGGCGTGCTGCCACGTATCGAAGGCCTTCGACAGCCTTGCTTCGAACGTTAGGTAAGGCTCGCTCTGTCCCTGCGTGAGCAGCCGGTCAAGACCGATGTAGTAGTCGGCGCTCGTGTCGCCCTGCCCTGGCATGTGAAGCAGCGATGCCTGGGCGCTTCGGAACCTGATGAGGTCGAGGCCTTTGCCCATCGTCTGCAGGTACGCGCTTCCGACTGGATTCTGCAGCCACGGCGGCGCGACCTGATCGCTGACGATGTCGGTTTGGAATTGGGTGCCGAGGTTCTTGAAGCCCATGCTACTGGCCGATCACGATGATGCCGCTCGTCGGCACCGGGTAGTCGATGACGCCGCTCGCGCCCATGTAGTAGTCCTGCGCGAGACCGTTGATCGTCACGCCAGCCACGCTGCGCGTGAAATATCCGCCAGTGCCGTTCGCGCCAGCGGCGTACAGGAGTCCCTCGACGGCCCCGAGCGGCAGCACGTTGCTCGCGTTGTCGACGTTGAGTCCACCGATGGGGAAGCTCGCGAAGTACGCGTTGAACAGGTTGGTGAGGTTCGACTGATAGGTCGAGACCATGGCCAGCGGGACGTACACCGTCCCGACGATTGGCGGCGCGAGCCCAACGGACGACTGCGTGATCGCCGTTGTCGCGTTCGGCGTGCAGTACGCTTGGATGACCGCGTTGACCGCGTAGAGGTCTCCGCCGGAGAGCTGCCCCGTGCCCCCAGTATACGATCCGGTGCCGGTCGAGCCATTCAGAGTGAGCGTGCTGCCGCCGGTGACCGTGCATACGAATGTGCCGTTCGCGCCGGATAGGCCCTGCACGAGGTTGACCTGCACGTAGTCGCCAGTGGCCAGGTTGTGAGGCGAGCTTGTCGTGATGGCGATCGGGCTCGTTGCCGTGGCAGCCGTCACGCTGTTATTGATGCACCCGGCTACTGGCCCGCTCGAGTTCGCGAGCGTGACAGTGACGACCCCCGTGCTCTTGTTCGCCTGGACGAGCGCCCGAGTGATCGGCCCGCCGTCAAGGTTTATGAGCGTCGGCAGTGGCGACGGAAGCACCATGCCGGTCGCGGCAAGGTAATTGGCAACCGCGACGGTGACGTTCGGCGGCGACGAACCGATGCTCTCTCCGTTCAGGATGAGCCACGCCGCAAGTGCGTAGAAGAGGTACGCGCCGTTTGGTCCGTTGGGCGACAGCGTCGCGAGCTTCGCGCGGCACTGGGCCGCGAGCGAAACGTTGCTCTGCCAGTTGGCGCCGCCGAAGGACACGAGGTTAGTGACGAAACAATTCGGGGCGCTCGTGATAAGCTGCGTGACGGCTCCAGGCGCCGCGTTGCCACCCGTGCCCACGAGGTCGGCCGCCGTCGATATGGCCTGCGTCGAGTAGACGTTTCCGCCCCCTGGATAGGGCGGTGCTCCGGTACCGTTCGAGCCGTTGAGCGTGAAGGTCGTCGAGTTGACGACGGTGACTTGGTAAAAGCCGTCCGGCGTGACCGTAAGGCTTTTGCCGTAGATGACGGCTCCGCTCGAGAGGCCGTGCGCGCTCGACGTGATGATCTGGACCGGCTGGCTCGCGCTCGCCGCAGTCACGCTCGTACCAAGCACGCTTGAGGCCGTACCCGTGAAGCCAGCCTGATTCGCGTACGTCGCCTGAGTGAGCGTGTTCTGCGTGTGGAACGTGCCCGCGGCGTACGTGCCCGATGTCGAGCCCGACAGGTTCGCAAAGTAGAGAAGCCCCGCTGCGGCCGTGGCTGGCGAGCGTAAGACGTTGTAGACGCTGCTGGCGAGAAGGTCGAGCCACGTGAGCGTCGCGCTCGGGTTCTGACCTGGGATGCTCGGGTCGGGGCTGACGGGAACTGTCGCCGTCGTGCCGTCGAGATCCGTGAAGGTGACCGTGCCGGTCGCTGCGAAGTCGAGGAAGCCTCCCTGCGCCTGCTGCGAGATAAAGGTGTCTTCTTTCGACAGCTCTACGGCCTGGATGGCCTGGATGGTGCGGACGACTTGACCTGGCTCCCAGGCGCTCGTCGGCAGGCCGAGGGTCGTACCGTCAGCGAGGAGCGTCGCGAGCCATGAGCCAGGCGCGATCGTTCCCGCTGGGTTCTGGGAGTTGATCCCAGGAGGTGATGGCTGGAATAGCTCGGAGATACTGAGGGGAGCCGACATCAGACCAGAAGCTGCTGCGAGAGGATGGTCACGGTCACGTCGCTGATCTGCAGCACGAGCGGGAAGGGCCCGGCGCCATCGTCGATGATGGTCGTCGTGATGAGGTAGCCATTCGCCTTGTTGAACTGCACTTGCGTCTGGCTCGAGACGACGCGCTCGTCTTTGATGGCCTCAGCGTCCATGTTGTCGGCGATGTCACTCACGTCCGCTGGGCTGAGATCGTCGTTGAGTTCGTCGGTCACCGCGTAGCCGTAGTTTGGGTCGTCGAGCAGGCGACCGCGCGGCGTCGTCCATCGACGGATGAGCGCTTGCGCGAGCAGAAGCCGGCCGCGCACGGTCGTGCCCATGGGATCGAGATCCATCAGAAGGCTCATGTCCGAGCCGTAGTCGGTGGTCGTCGAGTTCATGGGCGAGTCCGAGTGATTCGCCTACAGGTTCCCGAACGCGCCGCCGGCCGGGTAACAGAGCGTGCCTGGCGTGCCGGCGTCCGCGTTCAGCGTCGACTTGAGAAGCCCCGGCGAGACCACCTGGTTGCACGCTCCCATGGCTGCGTAGCCAGGGATGCAGATGCAGGCCTTGGTCTGCCCGTTGATCTGCAGCGCGCCTCCGGCGTCCACGTTGAGGAATATGAGCCCCGGATCCGGCGCGGCGGCGTCCGACGAGTAGGACACGTGGGCCGCAAGCGTGTTGACGTTGCCTGGCCCGTACACCGCCGGGTTCCCGTAGTTGGCGATCGCGACCTTGTCGAAACCGTCTGGCGCCGTGATGGCGGTACCGACATACACGCGGCCGAGCACCGAGCCGTTTCCGATGGTCGCGCTGGTCACGACGAGGTCGCCATCGAGCACGACGCTGCCACCGTTGATGGCTGTCGCGAGCCCTCCTGCAAAGACCGTCTGCGTGCTGCGCTGCAGGCTTCCAAGGGAGACGGTGGCGCTCAGGTAATCGTTGATGAAGTATTGCGTCGCCGTGCCGCCGCCGGCCGCCGACATGACGAGCATGCGTGCGCTAGAGGATTGAATGAAGTGCACGTTGCCGTTGAGCGTCGTCTGGGCATTGCCGACCTCGGCCGCATTCGCGCAGCCAGTGACGTAAACGCGCCCGGCGTTGGAGCTTGAGCCGATGTTCTCGGCAATCGGGTTGATGGAAGCGAAGGCCACGTAACCCGGCTGGTACACGGAGACCGCGTCGCTGGTCGTCCACCCGGTCACTTCGGCCGGTGGCGTACCGTTCGTCAGCGGGACAGCTTGCGCAAGCATCGGCTGCGTTAGAGTGGTCCCGGTTGGCGATCCTCCGTCGGGGTTGGACGCCGTCTGGACCCACGCGTAGCCAGGGTGCGTCGTGTTGACGACGAGCTGCCCGACTGCTGGCGAGCCTGGCACGCTGCTGAACTGCAGGAGCACGCCCTGAGCCGCATTGAGCGCCGTGACCGTGCCGAGCGCTCCAGTCGCGAGCGGAGCTGGCAGGTTGCACACGATGCTGAGGTACGAGCCGCCTTCGAGCGACGGACTCAGGTACACGAGGTCCGCTGCTGCTGCTGCCGCCGTCGCGTACTCGCTGAGGAAGGTGACCGTCGTGTTCTGCGGCAACCGCGGGCATCCTTGCACAGCCGACTGGCAGTTCCACCGACCGGAGACAAGGCCGTAGGCCGTGAGCATCGGGCCGTTGGGCGTGCCCGTCGAATCGCTCCCGCCACACGTCGATGTCGTGCCGTTATTCTGGTCGCTGGCGCACGTGCTCGTGTTCTGCACGTCGATGTACCACTGCGGCACGGTGAGCGACGACGGAGGCACGTAGACCGCGCTGTAGTGCGTCGGCTTCTGCTTGACGCCGGAGCAGGCCACGAGAAGGGCCATCGAGGCGAGGATGATGAGGCGAACGCTTTTCATGGGCTTGTCTTTCATGGGGAGGCCTGGACTGTCGTTGATGCAATGGGCTGAGCGAGCCCGTTCGTGAACGCCTCGACGGCCGTCGTGATGGCGGCCGTCAGCAAAGTGAATGCCCCTCCGACGTCGGAGGATACCACCGTGCCCGTCGGCGCCGTCATGGTCACCGTAAGCGCTTGGAGGGCTTGGAGCGCTGTGTCGAGCAACCCTAGAAGTGTCAGCAGTTCTTCGTTGAGCACGACGCCTTGACGCGCTGGCGTCGGACCGAGGTTGACCGTCGCGTCGGCAATCGTGACCGATACGCCGAGCGTGCCGTCGTACCCGCGCACTCTCGGCTTGGTCCGATTGCCGTCAAGGAAGACGACCGTGATGTGCGAACCCTCAGCGGGCTGGCACGAACCGCCCGGCACGCCCATCCAGACGGAAAGGCCAGAGATGTTCGGAGCCCCAGTGTCTTGCGGGTCGGCCGGTGTTGCGTCGATCGTCGTGCCGTTTGCGCTGGCTACGACGTAGTCGTACTCGCCGAGCAGCCGCCGCGCGAGTTCCTGCCGGACGATCTCCCGCATCGACGCAAGCCATCGGTCGGTCTCGGGAGTGGCGTTACTCATGCCGCAAGGATCTTCATGGTCGCCTTCTCGTGCATCTCGTGGCGCACGCTGGCGACGGTCTGCGTGCCAGTCGTCGCGCTCGTGAAGCTCGCGCCAGGCTGCCAGCTGGCGTAGTCCTCAGTCGAGATGACAAGCTCGCCCGTGTTCGGCCGGTAGTCCTCGACGACGAAGGCGCTCATGATGGTCGGTGTCGGCCTCGGCCCGATGTGCGTCACGCCCGAGCTATCGACCCACCACGAAGGGCCGCCGACCGCGGCGAGCACGCGCGAGGCCTTGTCGGCGAAGCGCGCGTAGAAGTTTCCGATCACTTGGTCTTGCGCGATCGAGACGGACTCGCCGACCTCGCTCGCGGCGTCGCCGACGACCATCGAGAGCAGCACGCCGCTCGGGTTATTGTATCCGCGTGCCTCGACCTTCTGGTTCCAGCCGCCCGCGCCTCCGACGATGCGCGCCTTGACTTGCCCTGCGAAAACGTTCTGGCGATACACGGCGCCCGTGAGCGTCATGTTGCCGAGCGTGAGCGTGACCGGCCCGGTGGCGATAGCCGTACCGAGCGCGAGCGCGACGTCCGCGACCCAGAGGCCGTAGAGCGGGATCGCCAGGTTGAGCGACACCGTGCCTTGCCCGTTGACGTTGGCGAAAGCCGCCATGGTGCTACGGGGCCCCGAGTTCCGTGATGAGTGAGGCGACCTTGGCGATGAGCGGGTTGGTCGGCGCTGGCGGCGCTGGGCCCACGCCCGCGTTGACTCCGTTCTTTCCGTTGTCCGCCCCTGCCGGGGTTGCGACCGCTGCGGCCTTCGGTGGAGGCGCGTACTCGATGAGCTTGACGGTGATCGACCAGAGCGACAGGCCCTCGTGCTCCGGCTGTCCAATGGTTTCGCACACGCACGCCTTGACGCCAATCGCCTGCAGCGCTGGATGCTTGATGTCGACGCCCTCGATGGTCTTGCGCGTCGGATCGTACTTGAAGAGCGGGTAGAACGTGTCCCAGTCGGCGAAGTCTTGGTCAGTCGTCAGGTAGAACTTGATGGTGCCCTTGGCGCTCGGCTTGCCGGTGTACGTGAGGGTCGTGCCCTGCACGCCCTTGCCGCGCTTTTCCTGCCAGCCCCAGTCGCGCGTCCAGCCTGAGACCTCGCACCATCCTGGGCACTCGGTGCCAGCGACCAGGCAGTAGTCCCACGACGACGGCTTGCTGATGGGGGAGTTCTGACCGAGTCCCATCTTGTCCCTATGCCGGGCTCGGACCCGCGCCCACCATGAGCGCGAGCCGATCGGCCAGCGTCGAGAAGCCCTCTTCGACCAGGTCCTTCAGTTCCGCCGGCGTGGCCGCGTGGCCCGCCTCGATGACGAAGCTTTCGATCGTGATGTTGACACCGCCGCCTCCCCCGCCAGCGCCAGCTGCGCCGCGTGGTCCCGCCGCGCCCACGACGTCGCTGGCCATGTCCTGCGAGGCGCCTACGGCCTTGCCAGTGCCGGCGTCGATGCCGCCAGCGAGCCCCTCTGGGATGCTGGCCCCGACGTCCATCATCACCTGCGAGGGCGAGTGGCTCTTGAAGATGTTCTTGACGGCGTCGATAGCCGCGTGCGCGACGTTCGACGCGGCGTCCTCGACCTTCTTGACGCCGCTCATGAAGCCGCCGACCAGACCAGCGACGAAGTCGACGGCCATGTTCCAGCCTTTGGTCGCGAACTCCGCGATGGCCGCGATGGCCTTTTTGATCTGGGGCCAGAAGTAGATGACGGCCGCGGTGATGAGACCGATGGCCGCCGCGATGAGAATGAGCGGCAGGTTCGCTGCGATCGTCGCGATGGCCGCACCGATCATGGCGACCGTGTACGCGCCTATGGCGACGAGAGCCGCCGGGCCAAAGGCGAAGAGCAACGCAGCGCCGACCCCAAGGATGACGGCCTTGATCCCCTCGCCGTGCTTCTTGATGAAGAGCGCACCCTGCAGGAACGCAATGACGACGTGCAGGAATCCGTCGCGCACCTTGAGCAGGATCTGGACGATCTCCTTGAAGACCGCGGTGATGCCTCGCTTGAGCGTGGCGCCGCTCGGCGTGGCCGCGTCGAAGATCGAGAAGAACTCTTTGAGCCCGTCGGTGAGCGGCGAGACGTCCACGTCCTCGAAGAGATGCGTGAGCGAGTCTTTCGCCTTGGTCGCGAGTGTTCCGAGTTCGTCCATCTGCGCTTCGAGCGCGCCGCCGGACTTGATGTTGATGGCTTTGACGATCGCGTCGGAGATCTGCTGACCGCTGAGCGTGCCGGCCTTCTTGGCAGCCGCGAAGTTTTGCGGCGTCATGCCGAGCGCATGGAGAAACTCCGGCTCACTGATGCCGGTGGGCGCGAGCTGCGCGAGCGAGAACTTGACCTTGCCGGCCCCCGCCCCTTGCTCGTTGAGCTTGGCGAGCATCGAACGAACGTTGTCTCCCGCGCCCTCGACCGCACCGAGCGCGTCGGCCCCCGCGATGGCTTTGATCTGGTCCTTGAGCTTGTCGAGCTTGATCGTGCCGGTCGCCTGCAGCGACCTGGCCCACGCGGCGATCTGCGCCTCGGACTGCGGGACCTCTTTGGCGATGCCGCGGATGGCGGCGATCGTCTGCGCGCCCGCGTGCTGCCCCGCCGGCCCGAGCGCGTCGAACTGCGCGGTCATGCGCTTGAGGTTCTCGCTCGCCTCGATGGCGAACATGAACCCCTCTTTGAGGGCTTCGAGTCCCTTCTTGGCAAGCTCTTCGACCGCGTCCTTGAGCAGCTCCGCCTTGAAGACGGATTCGGTCATTGACTCAGTGAGGTGCTTCGTTCCCTCAGCTGCTGCGGCAGCCGGCGGCGGTAGCGCGCTCAGTGCCTCATTGAACAGGTGGAAGTTGGCGGCCGCCTGTTTGACGCCTTTCACGTCGCCAAGTGCCTGCGCCTTGGCGAGCGCCGACTGCGCGGACTTCATCGCCGACGTAAGAGCCTTGGCCTGCTGAGCCGCGTCCCCCATCGCTGACGCGGCCGCGTTCGCCGGAGCGGAGACCGTGTCGCGGATTTCGAGGCCCCAGACGATCGCCACTTATCCTGACTCCCACTCTGCTTCGACGTCGACCTCGGTGTTCGCGAACGTGATGCGCGCCGTGCACGCATCCGAGCCGCTGGCCACCCACTCGATCGCCGTAATCATCCCGCCATCGAGCGGGACCTCCGTGCCGTCGTCTTTGATGAGCGACACGTAGCAGTCGGGAAGGGCGGCGCAGCACCCGTTTATGAGCGGATACCCGGCGCCTGGAGGCGTGGGCGGTGGACGCACGACGCGCGTCACGATTCGGATGCGCGCCATGCTACTCGTGCTCTTTCAGATGATCGATCGCGCGCGCCATGGCTTTGACGTCCTCTCGGAAATATCCGATTCCCGTGTTGCAGGACGTGCAGATGACTTTCCGCACGCGTTTTTTCTTGTGGTGGTGGTCGATCACCATCTGTCGCTGTGTCAGCTTCCTGCGGCATATCGGACAGCGCCTACGCTTTGCCGCTAGAAGCTTCCTGGCCTCAGTTCTCGTGACACCGTACTTCCACGCGATATAGCGCGCACGAACCTCATCGGTGTATCCCGGCTCGGTCTCATGTCGTTCACGTTCGCGCTTTCGCTTCTGCGCTCGGTCGCGCGAACGCAAGTTCGGGTCACGTTGCCTTCGCTTCGCGTACTTGCGATAGTACGGTCTATTGAGCTTCGCTTTGTTGCGCGTCTTTCGGCACGCGATACAGAACCAGTCATGCTGACTACGGAACCGCGACGGATCTCTAGTGGAGCATCCCTTGCAGCATAGCGGCTCTCCCTTGGGTCGCGGGCCGCGCGCGACGTTGGCTAGGTTCACTTGCTGAACTTACCATCGGTCATGTAGTTGCCGGCTAGCAAAAAAAGCGCTGCCACATTCAGCCTCGCAGCTTCCGCTTCGAGGCTGTCCGTGTGCAGCGCCCATTGATCTAGTCCCTCAGCAAATGCTTCTGGGCTGCGCCGCATCTTGAAGATGAGGCGCTCTAGGATTTTCCCTCTTCGACACCCGACATGCCGGCGAGCATCTGGAAGGTTTTGCCGCAGGCCTCGGGGATCCCGGGCCACTCTTCGAGCAGCGCCTCGATCGCCGGCTGTCCTTCGGGCAGCACGCACGTGGCCTTGAAGAGCTTCTCTTGGGCCTCCGGCGTCGTTGCTGGATTGTTCGCGTTCGCCTTGAAGAGCTTGTACTCGGAGCGCGTCGGCTTGCGCAGCACGACCGCCCAGGACTTTCCGTCCGGGTGGGTGACGACACCGATGCGCTTCCACTGCGCTTCGAGGGCTTCGAGTTTCGCTTGCGGGATTACACTTTCGTCGACGGACATGGGCTGGGCCTCCTTTGGGTGAAAGGTGGAGCGCACCGGCGGTGACCCGCTTGGCGCTCCGGGCAAGGTGGCCCCTGCCGTAAACGATGCTGACGTGGACTAGAACTGCGGAGCCGAGAGCGGGATGCTGCTCATCGGCTGACCGTTCACGAGGATGCGGAGTGGATTGCTTTCGAACTCGACCACGGGCTCCTCGACGCCTTCGGCGTGCGAGTTCTCCCACGTGTCGAGGGTGTTACCCTCGATGACGACGTTGATCGTCGAGAAGCCGTTCTCCGAGTACGTGATCGTCGCGACCCAGAAGACGTCACCGTAAGCATTCTGCCCAGTCGGGTCTTGGGCGCCGAGAGCCCCGATGAGGTTGTACGCTTCCGGCAGCGCCATCTTCCACTTGGCCGAGTAGTCGATCTTCCCGCGCGTCTTTCGCAGCGGGTTGACGTTTGTGCCGTAGGTCTTCTTGCGCTCGCGCGTGATCTTGTAGTCGGTCGAGAGCACGGCGGTGATGCCCGGGCCCCCGGCGAACTTGAACTCGATCGACGCCCACGAGTAGCTGACGCCGTTGATGAGCGGATACTGGAGCGGCAGACCGAAGCCACCGATCGAGACTCCGAGGTTTACGCCTACGTTTGCCATGGGCTTGCTGTTCTCCTACGCGGGCTAGCCGAGCTGGCCCGGGCCAGCCTGGCTCGAGTCGCTGTACTGGAGGTTGACATTGACCTGGAGCACGATGCCGCGCGCCGTGAGCGTGGCCGTGACAGGCACGACGCCGTTCTGGCCAACGTTCGCCGTCGGGTCGACGACGACCGTGGCGCTCGAGATCATCTGCTGCGCGGTCATGTTCGAGTTGAGACCGCTCAGAAGGTTCGACGCGATGGTGGCCGCGTCGCGCGGGTCGAGCGTGCCCGCCGGAAGCAGGCGCACGTTGTCGTTGATGAGGTCTTGCCCCAACTGCACGAGGATGGTCGCCGCCACGTTCCACACGGCCATGAGAGGCCGCGAGTTGATCTGGCTCCCGGTGCTGGCCATGTTGTTGGCCTGCAGCACGTAGACTCCCTGCAGGTACGCGCGGGTCGTCGTCGTGACGAACCGGCCCGCGTTGAGACCCGGGTTGATCGCCTCGTTGTGGTAGTTGAACCCGTCGGTCGGGTCCGAGAGCGGGTTGATGACGATGTTGCCGAGCGGCCCGTCCTTGACGCGGCCCCAACTACGCTGCGGACCGGACATGAGGACCGTGCGCTGAGCGACCGAGTACGCGATCGAGCGGCGGAAGCGCGGCACCATCCCGAGCGGGTTGATGAGCGCAGACGGCATGTTGTAGTAGGCGGCGCACACGCTTGCGCGCCGCGCCGCGACCGCGCTGTAGCTCGTGAGAATCGACGTCGCCCACTGCGAATCCGTCTCGCCGCCGCTTCCGCCCCAGGCTGTCGGAGCCTCGGCGTCGCGAGCCGACATGATGACTTCGCCGTAGATCGGCTGCACGTTGGTCGACCACGCGGTGATGTATCCGCTCGAATCGCCAGCGATCGTCGTCGCGTCGGTGCCCGCCGCACCGCTCGTGCCGAAGCCGGGAGAGGTCGACCCGCCGACGAGGTGCATCGAACCGAAGCCCTGCTGGCCGTAGGGGCTCGCCTTGAGCGCGTTGAGTGCGACGAGCACGCCTGCGTCGTTCCAGAGCGGCTCGGTCGAGCAGAACTGGTCGTAGTTGCCCGCGATCTTCGTTCCTGCCGCGAAGTTGAGCGTGATGTCCGTGCCAGGGATGAGATAGGTAGTGGCCGTCGTGATCTGAACGATCGGCGAGACCGTACGTCCCGCGTCGAGCGAGATGGTGAAGGCAATCGGTCCGGTCGCGACCGTGCCGCCCGTCGTGTACGTGACTTGGACGAAGTAGGTGTCGTACGGCGTGCCAGTGACGGTCGTGACCGACGTGCCCGTCGATGCGCCACTGCCTTGCGATGTCGTGACCGCGCTAAGCGCGCCGGCGGTGGCCGCCGTCAGAGGGATCGCAAGCACGGTGCCGCCAGCGAGGCACGTCAATGCCGCGGCTTCAGGTAGCGGTCCCCATCCGAAGGTGCTCGCAAGCGTGGCCGGGCTCTTGGTCGCGGTGATGGTGCCGACCGTGCCGCTAGACGCAATGCCCATGACGACCTGGACCTGCGTGCTCGGCACAACGATGGCCGCGCCCCCGTTGTCGACGAGCGAAATTGTTGCGTACCCGGGAGTACCCATTTAGTTATCTGCCTCTCGCTGGATGCGATGGTTGTGTGGCTAGTCGCCCGCTGGCGCGGTGAAGCTTGGCGTGCGCGCTGGATCGAGCGGCTGCATGATGGTCCCAGGCGGCACGAATCGCAGCGCCTGGTCCGTGATGGGGATGTCGACCTCGAGCCCTACGACCGTGTAGTGACCCGATACGAGCAGGTCGGGCTTGTCGGTCGCTTGGTCGCCCCAGAGGCCCGTCGTCGGTCGACAGCCGTTGGCCGTCATGATGAGGTAGGCCGCGGTGAAGAGCCGGTGGGTCAGCGCTTGCGCCGCGTTGAAGCCGCGCGCCGGGTCAGTGGCCGAGAAGCTCTCGGTGTCGCCCCAGCAGTGGCACTGCAGCGTGAGCGCCTCAGACCAGAGTGGCCGAGCGCGAAGGCGCATCGCACGTCCGTTGGCGTCCACCGGGAGGAACGTCGACGGGGAGTGCCGCGCGACCTCGTAGCGCGACGTCATCGGGATCACGACAACGCGCGGAGCGGCCGAGCCGTCCGCCACGTGTTCACGCCCGATCAGGATCTTGCCGTCTTGAAGCGGCCGCTGCTGGGCGTTCGTCAGAAGCACGTTGAGCGCGTCGCCCAGTGCCGAGACGATCTGCGTGATGACCCCGGTCACACGCTACTCCGCTGCGGCGTCGAGGATTGCGCCCGTCGCCCCGGTCCCAGAGAGCGTCGCCTTGGCCTCCTGCGTGAGCGCGTCAGTCACCGCGTTGCGCCACGCTCGAGGCAGGCCGTGCGTTGGGAAGAGCGGCCGCCGCTTCGCAAAGTAAGCCGCGTAGTCGGGGCCGACCGTGATCTGCACACCCGCCCCGCTCATGGGACGAACGTCGATCGAGTCGCGCATGCGATGGGAGTCCACGCCAATCTGCGCGTGACCCTTGCGCTTGATGGTGCTCGGCTTGAGCGCCTTCCACCGGCGACCGTACGGGTCGGTCCCCGTCTCAAACTGGCGATCGATGAGCCTGCCGATCGTTGTGGCCGCACCGCGGCTCGCGCGACTTGGCACGTGGGTGAGCGCACGGATGGCGCTCGCGATCCGCTGCATCTCGACGGCTGCGGCTTCGGGCGACGACATGCTTCACCAGCCCCGTCTTCGGGCGACAGCCCCCGTCGCCAGGTTGACCACCGAAAACGAGATGACCCTCGGTTGCTGCTGCCCCGGCAGAGCCCCGTTCGCGAGCGTCACGATCGGGTGGAGCTGCTGGCGCTGGATGGCGTCGAACGTCTCTCGGCCGCTCGCGTAGAGCTTTTCCGCGAGCTTGTAGTCCGCGCTGTCGACGTTGACGCCGGCAACGAGCACCATCCGGTAGGCCGCCACGCGCGCGACGGCGCCCGTGATGACCGGATCCCACGCCAGAAGCGGCACCATGTCGTAGCCCCAGCGGCCACGAAAGTGCGCGTCGGCCTCCGAGCTTGCGTCCGCGAGGCACGCCTGCTGCTGGGAAGGCTGCAGGCGTGAGACGACGTTCGCCTGCATCCCCACGCTCACGACGTCGGAGACCTGGGCGTACAGGGTCATGCCGTCCTAGTAGTTCCCCTCCACGAGGCACTGCACGTAGTACGAGTCGGTGTTCGTGAAGACGATGGTCCCCGAGTTGCTCGCGTCCGCCTTCTGCAGCGTGTGGTAGTTCTGCAGGACGAGCGCGGCCGCTCCGCTGATGATGGGAATCGCCGGTCCGCCAAGGATGACGAGCGTCGCGCTTCCGACCGAGGCGTGCGCAACTACCTGGAGCACGATCGAGCCTGCACGCAGGGTGACTGTCCCCGACGAGCCAGCAAACGACGCGAGCGTGCCTACTAGGTTATGCCACATGGGCGTTCGGACTCGGCTCGGCTTACGCGCCCGAGCGGGACATGAGCTGGGCGAAGCCCCATGCAGGAGCGCCTCGAGCCTTGCTGCCGTACTGGATCGTGTGCGTGTCGAAGACGACGGGGTCGTCGGGACGGTTGCGCACGATGAAGTCCGGGGCCTGACGGAGCAGCCACGAGAGAGCGCGCACGGGCCGCGTTGTGGCCGCGAGGTACCACACCTGGTCGTACGTCCCGCCGCCGACAGTCGCTGAGCCGCCGAGATCGCTCCAGGTGAGCTGGTCGCTCCAGCCCTTGACCATGTTCTCGCTTGCTCCGATGAGCGGCGAGTTGGGCAGGGCCGTGGACCCAGCGGTCTGCGTGACCTGGGTGCCGATCGAGCCGATGACCGGCAGGCCGATGAACTGCGCCTGCAGGATGGTGCTCATGGCGTGCTTCAGCTTCGGACCGTTGAACGCCAGGTCCGGCTGAAGGCCCCAGGACTCGCCCGACTCTGTCTTGCGCGTTGCCATGTCTTCCCAGACTGTTGCGAACGCGTTTGACGCGAGGGCTCCACCGATGAGGATCCCGTTCACGGACACGCCGCCGCCCGTGTAGTCGTTGCAGAACGTCCCCTTGGAGGCGTCCCAGAAATCGACGGGGTGCGCGGTGTTGAAGAAGGTGAGGTTGTCGATGCCGAGCTGCCGCGCGCCCGTCTGCGACGACTGGTTCTGCAGCATGTCGCGGAACTGGTAGTCGGGCCACTTGGCGGCCTGCATGCCCATGAACGCCACGACCGGGTTGTAGATCCCGTAGGTGTCGTCTTCGAGCTTGAAGAGGTCGATGCCCTCGGTCAGCTCGAAGTTCTGGATAGGGACGAGGTACGTCTGCGGCGCCGGGGTGTTCGTGATGCGGGGACCAATCCACTCGCGCATCTTGTCGAGCATCCCGATCCAGCCGGACACCCACTGCTCGGTGGCCACGGGGTAGACCGTCGAGAGTTTGGTGTACGCGATCGGTTCGATCCCGTACGCGGTCCAGAACCGCGTCTCCAGGCCCGTGAAGTAGAAGTTGATGTTGCTAGGGGTAACGAGCATTTACGTGGTCCTCTTGTTGTGGAGTGCTTTGGCCTTTGGTGATCGGCGGCGTAGACGCGCAGCGCCTTACTGGAGAATCGAGTAGTAGATGTCGACCTGGAGGTGGCCCGTGGTGAGAGCCGACATGGCAGCGCCGGTGTTGGTCACCGTCATCTGCAGCTGCTGCGTGCCGCGACGACCGTACGGGTTGAGGCCGACCGGCTCCTGCACGGGTCCGAGCGGAGCGCCCGTGAATACGTTGGTTCCGGCCGTTCCGCCGAGGAAGCTCCCTGCCGTCTCGCCCGTGTTCTGCACTTGAGCGACCGACGCCGACGTTCCACCGCCAGCGAGCACGGTGACGACGTTGATGTCCGACGCGAGGATGATGATGTTCGCCGGAAGAGCGGGCCCGATGTTGAAGGCCGTTGTGGACGTCTTCGCCTGCAGGGTCGCAAGCGGGATGTCGATCGTGCCGTGCAGCACGAGCGAGGGCGCCTCGCCAACGAGCACGGGGATCTTCGTGTTGCTCGCGAGGAAGATGCCCGCCTCGCCGACGCCAGGCGGCTGCACCGTTCCCGCGTACGGGAGCCAGTACGTCGCGCCGGCGACCGCCGGGTTGGTCGTGACCGTCTCGTCGTCGAGCGCGAAGACGGGCTGACCGACCATGCCCGCGGTGACCGATCCGTCCGACGCCCAGTAGTAGGCGCCGGGCCGAACCGTGACGTTCTGAGCGCCGGCCGCGCCGTAAGGCGTGTTGGTGTTCAGGTTGTTGATGCCGCGCTCGCAGCGTCCCCAGACGATGAGCGCGGTGCTGATCTTCGCCGGGACAGCGTTGCCCGCGGCGTTGCTCGCGACCATCGTGCCGCCGAAGATCTGCGTGTTGGTCTCGACCGGCAAACCGAGCAGCGTGGGCGGCGGGATTTCCTCGGTACCGAGCTTGGGGGTTTTGATGTCCTGGGTCGCTGCCGTCATGGGAATTACCTATGTCCTTCTTTGAGAGTGGAGTGCGTGTGCGGGCTCGGCTTGCGCGCCCCGATTACTGACCTGCTGCACCGTTCGAACGGTGGGGAATGAAGTCCGCTTCGGCCCGCTTGACCGCGATGGGAGACACGCCGCCGCCAGCCTTCGCCGACACGGCCTGCATCGACTTCATGAAGTCGTCGATCGATTTGCCCTGCGCAGCGGCTTCCTGCGTGACGTACTTCTGCAGGTCGGGGCTGAGCGCCTGGAAGTCGAGGATTTCCTGGCGGTCCTTGTCGGCCGTTGCGTCCGTGCTGCCACGAAGCGTGCGCCCGACAAGCTCGGGATCCTTGGTGCTTCGCACGAGCTTCGGCAGAGCGCCGAGGTACGCGCGCAGCGTCTTGGTGTTGGTCATGCCGTCGCGCAGGATGGGCACGGTCTTCTGTGTGATCTTGCCGTCGGCGACCGCTTGCGCGAGCATGTCGTTCACGCGCTTGGCCTTCGAGGCCGCCTTCATCTTGGCGATGTCGCGCGTGTTGGCCTCTTCCTGCGCGGCCTTGACCGCGAGACCCTGGATGCCGCCGAGGATGCTCTGCAGGCCCTTCTTGCCGGTGACAGCGGCGCAGACGGCCTTGAGCTTGTGGTAGCGCGCCGAGGTCTTGCTCATGGCGGCGACGGCCGACTTGACGGACTTGAAGTGGGCGCGGGCCGAGGTGATGGCGCGGCGGTCGTTTGCCTTCTTGGCCGCCGAAAGCACCGAGCGAGCGGACGCGAGGGCCGACGCGCTTGCGGCGCGCTCTTCCTCTTCCTCTTCGTCGTCCTCCTCGTCCTCTTCCTCCTCGTCGTCGTCCTCGGAGTCGGAGGTCTCCTCTTCGTCGTCCTCTTCCTCCTCGTCTTCTTCCTCTTCGTCTTCGTCGTCGTCGTCGTCCCCGTCATCGTCGTCGGAGTCGTCGTCCTTGTCTTTCGACTTGGCCTTCGCCTTCTTGGACTTCTTCTCCATCGGCTTCTTGGGCTCGTCGTCCGATGAGTCGGTCGACTCCTCTTCTTCCTCTTCGCTCTCCTCTTCCTCGTCGTCGCTATCCTCCTCGTCGGCGTCGACGGCGGCGACCGGCTTGCGAGCTGCCGCCTTGGATGCGAGCTGAGCCTGGAACTTGGCCAGAGCGAGCGACGCGGCCTCGAGCGAGGCAAGCGACTTCTTGCGCGCACCCGCGCTCGTAGCCGAAGCCACGGCCTTGAGAGCGTCGTCGCGGTCCTTGGTGAGTGACAGAAGGGTCTTCATGATCGGTTCCTCTATGCAGCCGCGTCGGCGTCTGCGTTGTCCGTTTCGTTGTCCAAAGTCTTCGCAATGGTCTTGAGAAATGTCCCGTAGCCAGAAACGTTTGTCGCAATCCCCACGTCCACGGCGTCTTGCCCGATGAAGACGCCCGCCTCGAGTTCGGCGATGGCCTTCGGGCTCGTGCCGAGGGCCTTGGCGACCGTCTTCCAGAAGATGTTCGCGAGGATGTCGACCTTGTCCTGCATCCGCTCACGGATCTCGTCCGTGATGGGACGGTCGGCGTGACCGTCGGCCTTGAACTCGCCGGACGTAATCAGCTCGACGTTGAGTCCCATCTTTTCGTTCTGGCGCGTGCGGTCGAAGAGCGTCGCGATGACGCCAATGCTCCCGACAGCTCCGGTGTCCGGCAGCCAGATCTCGTCGCAGGCGCACGCGATCTCGTAGGCCGCGCTGCACGCCATCTCGTTGGCGTACGTGTAGACGGGCGTCCCGTATCGCTTCTTGAGCGCTTGAATCTTGCGGTGGCACCAGGTCGCGCCGGCAGCCTCGCCGCCAGGCGAGTCGATGCAAAGCACGACGGCGCTCGCGGGGATCGGCTCGGGCGGCTTCTCGTCGGTGCCGCTCCAGTAGTTCCGCCGCTCCCAGTCTTGGACTATGTCTTCGCCGGAGAGCGCGGCTTCGATCCGGGCGATGATGGCCTCGTACGAGTCCCACATCCAGGTGGCGTGGTGTTCGAGGGGCCCGTTGATGTCGACGATCGCGATGTTGTCCTTGGTGCGATCGTTCGGCTTGATGCCGGTCCAGAGAAACGAGAAGTCGGCAGCCTCGGGCCGCATCGCCAGGCATTCGCCCATGCGCGGCTCGGGACGAAAGAGGCGCGGCTTCGAGAGGACCTCGGCGCGTGCACTCAGAATCTCTGAATGACGGCCCCTCTCTCGATGAGCTTCGTCTCGATTTGTTGCCATACCGTGTTGATCCCTTTGGCGCAGGTCTCTTGCCACTTGGTGCGCTCGACCTTCGGCTCCTGACCCCAGAAGATCCGATCGAACGGCAGACCCTCGTCGTGCTCCGCGAGCCAGATGCGGAGAGCGCGCGTCGTGTGCACGCCTTCCACGATCCAGTGGGACGGGGCATCGAGCCAGCCCGCGACAACCGCTGGACCGTCTTGAAACTTCACGCCCTGGGCGATGAGTTCGTCGGTGCCGCGAGCGAAGAGGCCTGACTCGGCAGCGAGGCGAGCGGAGAGAAAGCTTTTGCCGACACGGGGGCCCCCGCATACCAACGTCCGGTGCATCTCCGCCTCACGCTGCCCACTTGTGGCGATGGCTCGTCCGGCTCGCGACCGCCGCCGTGCGCCACCCGAGCCGCATCTCCGCGACCGCGCGTTCTCGCTCACTCGGAGGCGACTTCTTGACGATGGTACCGGCGGTAGCCGACGATGCGCTAACCGCACTGGCCTTCGCCAGTGTGGCCTCGCGCGATTCGCCGATGACCGCGTGCCCGCTGGACGCCGACGTGGCAGCAGGTTCTATGAGATCGAAGGTGAGCGACTGAGCGGACGCGCTCGCGTAGCTTCGGACATCGGCCACTCGGCCGATCGCGTCGGCCAGCCGAGCTGCGTCAGAGTCGCTGAGCGGTCGCGCCTGGTCGACGGGCCCGTGTACCGTCGCCTTCGGCTTGATCTTCTTGGCGCGGACCGAAACGAACGTCGGCTCGGCCAGATCGAAGTCGACGGCAAGAAGGGCCTTCGCGCTGGCTACGCTCGCGCGCCGCGTACGATCGAAGATACCGAAGCCAACGAAGTCGCCGCCCGTGCGCGGCAGCGCGGTCGGTGTCGAAACAGCGACCGAAGGGGCCCCAACATCCTCGCCGCTCTCGACGCCTTCCGGCGTCAGATAGACGATCGGCGTGAGTGTCGCAGCGCCAACAGCTTCGCTCGACTCGATGCCGAAGACCGAGACGATCGAGATGATGCTCGGAGCACCGACCTCCTCGCCGCTCTCGATCCCTGCAGGCAGAGGCCCGAAAGCCGAGATGATGAGCGTCTGCCCGATGGCTTCGCCGCTCTCGATGCCGCTCGCAAGAATCTGCGGGGTGAGTGAAGCTGGGCCTACGCCTTCGCCGCTGTCGATGCCCGAGGCCCCGATCGTCGGCTTGAGGCTCGGTGCGCCTGCGATCTCCTGCGACTCGACGCCCGAGGCCGAGACCACGAGCGCAACGTCGGGAGCGCCGGTCTGCTCGCCAGGCTCGATGCCGGATAGCGACAGCGTGGGCAGCGCCGTCGGTGCGCCCGCTTGCTCGCCGCTGTCAATGCCAGCCGGCGCGACTGCAACGGCGATGGACGCGGGCCCGAGTGCCTCGCCCGACTCGATCCCCGTCGCTTTCGCGACGAGGGCCAGCGCTGGGGGTCCGGCGCTCTCGCCAGTCTCGATGCCGGCGGGGTTCGCCGTCGGCAGAAGTGTTGGGGCTCCGAGGCTTTCCCCGGAGTCGACGCCAGCCGGAGCCAGCGTAACAATGAGAAGCGTAGTCGGTGCGCCGACGCTCTCGCCTGATTGTATGCCGCTCGGCTGGAGCGACAGCGCAGCAGTTGGAGGCCCTAGTGCTTCTCCGGTGTCTGGCCCTGCAGGGCTGACTTTGGGGACGAGGCTCGGTGCGCCTGGAGTCTCCCCAGAATCAACACCGTACGGCGAGACCGCGACAGCGATGGCTGATGCGCCTGCCGCCTCGCCGGAGTCAACCCCGTACGGATTCAGGACGAGCGCGAGCGACGGAGGCCCAGCAAACTCCCCCGGATCGATGCCGGCCGGTTTCGCGTATGGGAGAAGCGAAGGTGCGCCTGCCGCCTCGCCTGTCTCGATGCCCGACGCAGTGACGACCGTGGCGACCGACGATGCCCCGGCCGTCTCGAAGGACGGGACGCCTTGCGGCGATACGACTACGGCGACGGCCGGAGGGCCTAGCGCCTCACCGGACGGGACACCATAGGGTCCTACTAGCGCGACGATGGAGGCTGCGCCGACGAACTCGCCAGACTCGATGCCGAACGGTGATACGACAGACGCCGAGCCCGATAGCCCGATGTTGAAGAGCGGCGTCGCTCCGGTCTTTAGGGTGACGTCGAACGTGCCCATGGTTCACCCAGCGTAAACTGCGGTGCCCTCTTGGGACGAGCCCGTGACGGTCGCGCTAAAGAGCGCTACGCATACGAACTCGCTCACGCTGTCGTAGACGAGAAACGAGAAGCCGCCGCCCACTGCGGTCGTCGTCGTCGCAACGATCTTGTTCGTAGTCCAGTTGACGAGCTGCACCGTGATGCCCGAGCCGTTGCCCGAAGGGTAGCCGGAGACCGTGCCGGCCACCTGGTAGACCGGCGCCGAGAGCGGGAAGACGATGCTGCGGGCGAGCTGGTAGCGGTGCGGGTGCCGGAAGACGTTCTGCTTGCGGTGGTACCGCCTGGAAAAGTGTCCGGGGCTCGACATGGCCTAAGCCCTCGTAATTACTAGTCTTCAGCCCAGTAGATCGTCCCGTTGAATCCGCTCGTGTACGTCTTGGCGTTCGACGTCGGAAACTCGACCTGCAGCACATCCGCGGCTCCGGCTTGGCCCCACTGGAGGGCCTCCTGCATCTCGGGAGTCGGGATGAAGACGAGCCCGCTCCGGTCGTTGAAGGCGTCCTGGTGGCGGATGACGGCCGTGCCGCCCGTGCTGGTCGCGGTCGTCATGTAATACGCGGTGACGTTCGAGCCCGTGCCCTCGCGCGAGCCGGCGTTCGGCGTGACCGACGTGCCGCCCGTCGTGACTTGCGTCGCGTACCCCGTCTTGATCGAGTAGGCGATCTGCGCGTCGTTCGCGTCCTGCGCGACCGCGTTCTGGGAGAGATAGAGCGCCAGAAGCCGCGCCGTGCACCCGGTGGCGAGCTTGAGCGAGAAGACTTCGTAGAGGGTCGCCGTCGTTACAGTTTGCCCGATGAAACACGCCGAATAAATCTGGCTCATGCTGCCTCTCTCGCGCGGTAGCGATCCCGCTGGGCTCTAAGATACTCCTGAGCCCGCGCGCCGTCACGGAGGTCTTTCGGAGCCATCTTGATGTAGCTCGCGTTGCGCGTTCCTCGCCCGCCGCCCGTCATCGGGACGGTATCGGACTTGGTCAGCGGAGCGCCGTAGAAGGACGCAAGTACGCCCGACCAGCCCGTGGACGCGGAGACCGTCTGCGCGGAGGTGACGTTGCCGTTGCTCGTGACGATGTCGTATGTGCCGGACAGGCTTGCATACCCACTCAAAGAACTGGGCGAGTTAGCCAAGTAGGCGAAGCTGCCGCCCGCGCTGACGGTCGTGACGTTTCCGGTTACCCACACACCGGACAGCAAGAATGCCGGTTGTGACGCGACGTTGACCGGACCGATTGAGAGTGTGCTGTTGTTCCCAGAATAAGGGTTGGTTTTGTTGGCCGTCGGCCCGCTTGTCCACGACGACGCGCCCGTGACTTCCAGGATGAAGCACGGCCCCGGCATGTGACTCGCACCAAAAGTAACGGTGTTGGTGCCGGCGTAAGTGGCGCCGCTCAGGCAAGAGTAGATGAACGAGACGGCACCATCGGCCGTGTCATCCGCCTCGACCGAAAGCGAGTATGTGTTCCCGGCGCTGTCACCAAGACTGGATGGCAGCGTGTCGCTAGAACCGTCGTATGCCATCACAAGGACCAAATTCCCTGCTCCCATTGGGTTCGGGAATGCAATGGTCCCACTAGGGAAGATGGATCCGCTGTAGGCCTGCTGCGCGATCGAGAGGGCCATCTACGGCCCCGCGGTCCACGCCGTGCCGTTGTAGTTCGACCCGACGATGCCGGCGATTGACGAGACCGCCGCCGAATACGCCGCCTGAGCCGCGTTGTAGGCCGTGAGCAGCGTCGCCCAGACGCTCGCCTGCGTCTGCCCCGCGGCGGCCATCTGGACCTGCGTGACCTGCTCGACGAGCTGCCCGCTCTGGAGTAGCTGAAGTTCCGCCGCCGTGATGCCCCACGCCGGGACGGCGTTGACCGACGGCACGCTGCTCGCGACGCTGGAGGACGGGAGCGTGATGCGGTTGCTCGGCGGGACGATCCAGAAGACGACCCGCACGAGCAGGTTGCCGCCCGAGAGCGATTGATCGATCGGGATGATCTGCCGGGTACCTGCGGGGACGCTCATCGAGGGGCCCTCAGAACTGGATGTACTCGAAGTTGCCGAGTTCGGTGTTGGCCGTAGCAGAGACCGGCCGCGTCCAGAGCTGGATCAGGTCCGGCCCTGGGACCGCGAGCGCCACGTCGAAGTCGTGCTCGCGATAGTCGCCAGCGGGGTGCAGCACCGTCGGGCCGATCTGCACCCACGGCAGGTTGGTCGCGGACGGGTTGCCCATGTGCGCGAGATACTGGGTCGCGAGCACCGAGTAGCCGGCGCATTCCATCGACAGGATATAGCAAGTGACGCCGGCCGGGACGTAGTGGTGGCAGAGGAAGGTCTGATTGTCGCCCGACGGAGAATTGAACGCGATCGAGCACCACGCGGTCCCGGCTCCGGCGAGCCCGGTGAAAAGCTCCACGGTCCCCTGATTCGAGCCGGCCGAGCCGCACTGCGTGACGACCATGCTCTCGACGTAAGCGTAGTTGGTCCCGACCGTGTTGACGGGCGTCGTGCCGTTGAGCGTCACGACCTCGGTGTGGACCGCGAAGGCGGCGTCGAGGTACGTGATGGTGACCTCTTGCGCGCCGGTCCCGGAGGCCGAATCGTTCGCATTCGTCGAGACAAGACTGCGCTGCGCGTTGGTCCCCTGCGGCGTGTAGGTCGTCGCGTTGATCATTTTGTTCGCAATGGCCGACGTCGAGCAGTAGCCGGTGGCTCGCCCGGACGTGACGCCCGGGACGAGTCCGGCCGCCGCCGCCCACGAGATGTCCGCGATGAGCTTCTGCGTCGGGTCGAAGACGACCAGGCCCGAAGCGACCGCGACCCAGGCCGAGCCAGTGTACTCGCTCGCGACGAGTCCAGAGAGCGGCGAAGCCGTGGCCGTCAGTGCTGCCTGTGCCGTGCCGTACGCCGTGACGAGCGCGGCCTGCACGGTCGCGAGGCTCGTGCCGGACGCAAAGAGCTGCGACGTGAATCCCTGTTCGACGAGCGTCCCGGCACGCAGAGCCGTGAGCGTCGCCTGGTCAATAAACGGAACGCGGCTCACGAAACCGGGAAACGGCACGACGTTGTTGGCCGGCACCGCGAGCCAGAAGACGCCCGATACCGAGAAGCTGCCGTCGGCTGCGTTCGGCGAGGTCGAGAGCGGGACGATCTGATTGCTCATTGCGGCTACAGCGCGAAGAGCTTGTTGACACCGCTCGAAGGCGTGAATTGCAGCGAACCGCCAGAGGCCGGCGTCACCGGCAAGCCAGCCGCCAGCGTCGTGACGTCGGCGGTGGCCTGCCGATGCACGATTGCCGCAAGCGAAGTGACCGCAAGCGATGTGTCCCCCACGTTGGCCTGTGCCGACAGGGTGGCGCTCGAGCCGTCCGAGAAGACGAGCGTGGATCCCGTCGGGATCTGGACCGACAGCCGCGCGACGGCGATGGCGGTCGCGCTCGCGGCTGCCTGCGTGATGACGTACACCTGATAGGTCCCGTCGTAGAATGCGATGAGGTCGTTCGACGCCGTGCTGCTGTAGACGGCCACGGCCCATGCTTGGGTCGCCGTGAGGCCAGTCCACGTCCAGGCGCTCGCGTTGGCGACGCCCAGCGTGGCGCTTTCGCCCGAGAGCGAGACGTCGGTCCCAATAGTGTTGCCTGAGACGTCCGACAGCACCGCTGCGCTCGAGACGTCGATGATCCATCCGCCGGATGTCCAGGCGCCGCTGCCGGTCGAGTTATTCCCGTCGAGGCGCGTGAGAAGCTGAATCGACGTGTTGGCGACGACGGTGCCGACCTGCCAGGTCCCGTTCGCTGCGAGGTTTCCGCCGACGCCGCCGACCACCACGATGTCGCCCGTCGTGATCCCGGTCGTCGACGTGAGGCTGAGCACGATGGGCGACGCATTGGTCGCGCCGGTCACGAGGTAGATCTTGCCGGCCTGCGTGGCCATCGAGAGCAGCGTCGCCTTGTTGGTGTCGCTGGTCCAGTTGAGTTGCTTGGTCAGAAAGTCGTTGCGACCTAGACCGAAGAGGCAGTTGCTCATTGTGCGGGTGTTTCCTATCGGAGCGAGAAGACTCGTCCTTGTTTCTCTTCGCCGTCCCACCGGATGGTGTGCTCGCTGATGCCGGCGAGCGAGACGCCGTCCATGTCGACGGCGCACACGAGTTCCGAGCGCGCGTCGCTGTCGCGCTCGCGGTAGACGACCAGCCAGCGATACGACTCCTTGGTCGAGAGCTTGCCAAAGGTCAACGCCTCCGCGTGACAGTCCGCGCGACCGTCCTTTTCGTTCGCGATGATGCTTCGACCGTGCAGCGTCTGCCGCTCGTAGCCTTTGCCGGACAGCTCGCCTTCGACGTCGGTCACTCGACGATGTGACGCCTTCGGGACGTAGTCGTCGGTCGCGAGCAGCGCCTTGTACGTCTGCGCGGGCGATGACCAGTCGGTGTCACCCGCGAACATGGCCTTGGTGCAGTTGAAGATGACGCCACCCATCAGTCGTCCTCAGATTCGGGCGCAGGCACGCCATGCTGCTCGGCGAGGGCTTCGATGGCTAGTCTGTCGGTCTTGAGTCCGAGGTCGCGCATCTCTTTGAGGTCGGCGAGGAATGCGGCGTTACGCTGGGCAAAGGTCAATTCCGGCTCACGTGGTGGCTCTGGCGCCGGCGGGGGAGGAGGCGGCTCTTTCGCGGCAAGCTCTGCGAGCTGCGCACCGAAGGCTGCGAGGCGCTCGGCGGTCTCTCGCGTCTGGGCCTCGACGACTTCGAGAGCGGGGGCAATCACCGAGCGGGCCGCACGGCGCGTGGCCTTGGTGACCATGCGCGCTGTGCGACGGCGTTCGACGCGGCGCTGCTCCGAGCGAGATGCCACAGCCTCTTCGCCCTTGCCTTCTTCGCCCTCGTTCTGCTTGTCGGACTTCTTGCTTTTCTTCTTTTCGTCGTCTGCGACTGGCTCGGCGTCGCCGCCAGCTTCGACCTTGCCCGTGGCTTGCGCGAGCTTGGCTTCGACCTGCAGTGGGTTGATGTCCTCGACCTGCATGCCGATGATGCCAAAGCGACGTGCGAAGCGCTCGACGTCCGTGAGCCTGATGCCGGCCATGCGCATCTGCGCGATGGCCACGCAGAGCGATTCGAACGTCTCCGCCTTGGTCTTGAGGTCTTCCGGCGGCCGGACGTCCCACGTGATCTCGGGAGCGAGGTTGGCGTCGCCGAAGTTGAGCGCCGCAAACGGGCGTGCGACCTGGACGTAAAGCGTCTTGGCGAGCGCCCGAGCGTCGGCTTCGAGCAGCGCCTGGCGCACGTCGGCGTGCACGCGGGCGGCCGCGAAGCTTCCCTCTTTGACCTGAGTCGTGAGGTTCTGGGCGAGCAGCGAGAGAGTGATCTCGTCGTTGCACTGCTCGATGAGCGCCTTGAACGCCTGCCAGTTGTCGTCTTTGGGCTCGAGGTACCGGAGGTCGTACTTGCCGTACTTGTTGACGTCGACCGAGCCCGGCAGCTGCATGACGGACTCTTGTCCGAGGTTTGCGAGCTGAAGCTGATACGCGAGGATGTCTTGCGGGTCTGCTCCGAACGGCGTGTCGGCCAGCGGGATGGGGAAGCCGTGGCGCTCGCAGTACCGAGCCCAGTCCCTGAGCGCGTAGTTTCGCGCGAGATACCACTGCGCGATGGCGCGAAGCGCCCCGAACATCCAGCCGCGGTAGCTGCCGTAGGGAGCGTGCAGCACCCAGTGGGCGTCGCCGCCGGTGATGGGCATCTGCCCGTCGAGCGTGACCGCGACGTGCGTGCGCAGCGTCCAGTGGTAGTAGCAGTAGCGCGCGTTGAACGGAACGAGGTACGGCTTCCAGACGCGCTTGCTCGTGTCCCATAGGATCTGCGAGTAGGAGAACCCGAGCGAGTGCGCGGTCTCGAGCAGCTGCAGGAGCGCGGGCTCCGCGTGCATGGCGGGCCAGTGCCGCTCCCACGAGCCGTGGCAGTCGATCGCGCGCTGGTCGTCCTTGAACCGCTTGGGGACCTTGAACCGAATGGCGCGGCCCAGAAGCCCGCCGCTCCGAGACTTCATCGCGCTTTGCACGCGCGAGTCCGCCATGATGCTCTCGTGAAGTTGGCTCGGTCGGTCGAAGACGCCGACGACCAGATCCATGAGCGCCGAACGGATCGAGCCCGGGCTCCAGCCCGTCTCGACGACGACGTTGGGGATCTCCCGGTGGATGACCTTCGCGCGCCCCTTGGCGGCTTCGATGTCCCTTAGCGGGTTGCCTGGCGGCTGAAACGCTGGGTCATTGGTCGGCGGCAGCCAGTTGCCAAACTGGTCAATGAGGAGATTGCCTCCGGCACCCTGCGCGCCGCGCGCCGGCCCAACGGCCGCGCCGTTAGGCTGAGGGCCATTCGTCCAGCCGCCTCCGTTGGGTGCACCTACGTTTGCCATATCGGGTGCGCCCTACCTATCGAAAAAGTCTTCTTTCACTCCTCATCGCTCAATAGCGCGCAGACCGACTCGACCGCCTCGACGGCCTCGGCGACGACCTTGTTGCCATCGTGCTTGGCCGGCTTGCCTGCGCTCGCGGCCCGCTGCGCCGTCGCGTAGTAGAGGTGCGTCTCGAGCTGCTTGGCGAGGATTCGGTTGTCGGGATGCGCGGCGATGAGTTCCTCTTTCGACTCCCAGTCCTGCCGGCAGTAGACGCAGTGCCACGTGACCAGGCCCTTGGTCTTCGTCAGCTCGGGGTGGCGCGTGATGTCCAGGCACGTCAGCTGGACGTTGGTGCCCTTGCGGAACGACCGGCCCTGCTCCGAGGTCCAATCGACCCGAAGCTTGACCATGTGGTTGGTGCCGATGCGGGCCGCAATGCAGCCGTACTTGGTGAGGTACTGCGTCGCGTTGTGCTTGTTGGCTGCTGCGATTGACGAGTTCATCGAAACATCTCCCTGGTGCGCGGCCCCAGGTGGGCGGGCCGCCGGTTATGGCGTGCCTGCCTCGTGATCCTTCGTGGACGTCGTTGGTGCGGTGGCGTCGACCTCGTCAAGAGGTATGACGCTCTCGGTTCCCAATCGCTTGAGCGCCTCCGCAAATTCGTTGCGCTGCTGCTCCGTCGCGCGCTCACACATCAGGAGTGGTCGAGCCTCTCGAAGTCTGCGCGGCTGCCGGGGTCGGAGTCCCAGAGCTTCTCGCCTGGCCAGATGACACGCAGCTTGGCGACCGGGCGTCCGTACTCGCCCCAGAAGACGAAGCCGTCGATCGTCCCACGGCGTCCCGAATGTGAGCCCGTGTTCGAGCCGATGCCCCGCGCCGTCGACGCCACGTCGAACCAGAAAGTTGCTGGGTCCAGTCCGAATGCCCGCGACAGGGTCGCGTGCTCGAAGTCCTTGACGCCTCGGAACATCGTCTGATTTGCGAGAGGCCCGTCCGGTGCGCCCTCGAGACGAACGGGGATGGTGCCACTGAAGCCAGACGACTTGTGGAAGCTTGGACGCATCAGGCGCTCAGCCTCGCGTGGCGAGGTACGACCCGGTCGTCCTCGAAGACGCACTGGATGATGTTGCTTCGCATTCTGTCCGAGAACTTCGCCGGCCCGACTTCGCTGAGTTCGTAGGGCTTGCCGTTGATCTTGACGGTCGCGCACCATCCGTGCGAGCCACCGTACTGGTAGGGCTCGAGCTTGAAGCTCGGTGCGTGCCGCTTGATGAGGGCGAGCTTCTGTTCGGCAGTCATGTGGCGGCGAGGCGCTCCTGCATCCAGGGCGTACGGAAGACGCCGAGCAAGAGGCCCGTCAGGGTGGGCGCGTTGTAGAGGCTGCGGAAGTAGCGCCAGCGGGTGCCGTAGGGGAGATGCGGCTCGGGCTTGTCGAGCGGCCAGAGCGACGCCCATTCGACGTAGTCGAGCTGCGCCTGCGTCGGCTGGGTCACTTGATGACGCGGCTCCCGCGATCGAACTCGGCGCGCTCGGGAAGGTCCCCGATGCTCGCTCCCGTCGCGCCCGTGTAGTGCCGGCGCGGCCGGATGATGACCTCGGGGGCCGGTCCGCGACGCGTGCCATGTCGTGGCCTGCGCGATGGCGCCGGCTTGTCTTGCTGTTTCATCTCTTTTCCGTTGACTGTCCGCATGTGTTGGCGTAGCTAATCCGCATGCCTCGCATCGCCCGCCGCCCCTTCAGATTCACGCTCTGTCTTTCCACGGATGAGACGCGAATGCTGGCGTTACTGGCGGATATCGACGGCACTGAGAAGGCCGACGTGCTCCGACGGATGGTCCGTGCGGAGTATCGGAGGCGGCATGGGGAGGGAAAAGTCAAAGACGAGTAGGCCAGCCTTCGCACGGCTTGGCATTGTAGTTCAGCGCATCGTTATCCACGGCACCCCGAAATATGGGGAGAAGGGCTCGTCATGTTGTTGATTCGAGTGAAGTGCAGAGGAACGTCGCCACTACTCATGAACCGAGTCGGTGACAACGTCCTCGAAAAACTTAGGACGAAGGTCAAGGAGCCAAAGGCGAAGGACATTGGACATGTCCGCACGCCGCGCGAAGATGCGGAGCCGAAGCTATATTTGCACGACGGGAAGCCGATGCTGCCCGGTGAGAATCTGATGGCGTGCCTCATTGCGGCAGGCGTGTTCGTGCGCCTCGACGCGAAGCGGCAGATCAGCACTGGCAAGTCGACCATCCTGCCGGGACTCATGTCGATGCTGGATTTCGCGCTGCCGCTCGTTGACCCCGACAACGATAAAAAGGCGGTCGCCTGGGAGCCCGACGTCCGTAAGGGGGTCAACCCGAACGGCAACGAAGCGGTCTGCATCGTGCGCCCTCGGTTTGACCGCTGGGCGTTCCACGTACGCATCGAACTAGACGATGCCGAGATCGGCGAGAATACGATCCGGCAGCTATGGGACCTCGCTGGGAAACGAGTCGGCCTCTGCGACTTTCGCCCTGCCCGCAAGGGGGTCTTCGGGAAGTTCGTCGTCGAGCGGTGGGACCGCGTCGAGCATTCGGCGGCGGCTGAATAAATTAGGGCAGCGCTGTGCCGGGCTTCGCCAGGTGTCGTTTCGCGGCGCTCGGCAATGAGATGCCATCCGAGGTTCGGCACTGCGTGGCGGGTCGACGCCGCGTGCGGCCTTGCGCCCTGGGCCGTCGTCGGGTCCGGCCAGGCAATGCAATCCAAGGATTCCCGTTCGCGTCGGAAGGCTCGGGCGGGAACTATCAATCAGGCGCAAGCTCCGGCAGCGCGGGGTCGCGCACGGCGTGGCTGGTTCTCGTGTGGCACGGTCCTGCGTCCTATGCCAGTGCTCTGCTGAGCGTGGTAGCGCGACGTGATGCAAGGAGACGGCCCTGGCCCAGCGATGGGCTGGGGCCTTCTAGTTTTCACACTTGTCGCTGTCGAATTGGTATCGGTCGAAACCGATCTGGATCGCGGGGTTGGCCGCCGATGAGAAGCTGCGTCAGTCTGGCCACTTCGGAAGCGTCGCCTTGGAGTTCCGCTTCGATGACCTGCTGCTCGAGTCCGGGCTCACGCGGCCGGCCCTGGGCGGCCTCGATCTTCATCGCCTTGCGCAGCGCATCCTCGCAAAGTCGGATGACGTGATCGTCTGGATCCTCGGCTACGCCAGCGCACGAGACCAGGTTGAAACGCTCTCCGTCGAATGTGAACGCCGCAATGCAGCGGCGATGCTCGAAGCGCTCGCTGCGTTTCTCAGTCTCGTTCCAATGCTCACAGCTGGCGAGTTTTCCAAGCCGAAGGTCCGGCGCGTTCGCCCTGATCCAATCTATGACCGGCTGCCTCGCGACCACGGGGGTCGCCGGCTTCGTCTCATCTTTTCCCCACGCATCCGTTCGGACACGGAACTGCGGCGAGTACGGCGCGAGGTTGCTCACTTGAGCACCGCGGGCAGATCGTCTCGCGTGATCTCCTCGGCGCGCTCGAGCCGCTCGGCGTCGAGCTTCTGCACGCACGGCGGCCACGAGTGAGGCTTGAGCACGACAAGGCCCGAGGACAGGCGCGCGACGTACGCCTTGGTGGCGTAGTGGTAGAAGTGCCGACCGCATGTGCACACGAGCTGAACGTCATTCACCAGACGAATCCTCCGCCCTTGCCGCCTTCGGGGAACACGGGGCCGCCGCCCGTCTGCTTCGTGAACTTGGTCGGGAAGGCTCGGGGCACTTCCGCATGCCCCATCGAGAGCAGTTGATACGCGGACGCCAGCGCGACCACCTGGTCATCGTGGCGCTTCGGGTCCCCGGTGAAGTTCACAAGCTCGGACACGAACGCCTCGACCCACGGCCTGTCGCGGGGAAGGAAAACGCGGCCCGGATGCCCCTCGCGTGTGTTCCAGGCTGCCGCGACGGGCTGAGCGCGCTGGAAGGGGTCACCGCGCGCAAGCTCGCTGCGGATGTGGAATCCGAGGACTTCGCGGAGCAAGTCCGCGGTTCCCGGCTCCGTCGTCGACGTGTGCCAGAGACCTTGCGCGCCCGGGTACGACGCCTTGATCTCCCGAAGCTTGGGGGCGAACTCCGGCGTCGGGCACTGCGCCCGCTTGACGTCTAGTACGTAGTAGTTGCCGCCGCTCTCGGCGAGCACGACCGCGCACGAGTAGTCGCTGCGTGTCTTCGCCGTGTACGCGAGGTCCAGGCCAAAGGCGACGCGGTAGGTCTTGGGCAGTTCGTCATAGAACTGCACGTCGTGAAAGACCGTGCCGCCTGGGGGTCTCGGCTGCCCCATGAAGAGCGACCACCACGCGTATTCGTTTCGCGCCCGGGCCTCTTCGATGAGACGCCGCGACTTGTGCTCGGGCCAAAGTAGCTCGCCCGCCTCGCTTATGGCCGGCAGGTTCGTGTAGGGCCAGAGCTTGCGCTCTGGCTCAATCGGGTCGTCGATTTTCTCGAGCCGCGCTATGAGGTCGTCGGTCGTCCAGCGCGTGTGGATGACCACGACCGATGTCGTATTGTGCATACGAGTCATGACCGACGAGTTGAACTCGCTCCAGACGTGCTCTCGTACGATTGACGACTCGGCCTCTTGCCGGTTCTTGTGCGGGTCGTCGACGATGATGAGACCGGACGCGGGCGTACCGCCCAGCTGCCCGTCGAAGGAGGTGAAGCTTATCTGCCCGCCCTCCGGCAGGCGCCAGAGGTCTTGCGTGCCTTCCGGCCGGAGCCCTGCGCGCTCAGCGAGCTGGCGGGTTCGGATGCTGACCTCGCGCGTTCGCTTGGTCTGGTAGGTGACGTAGATGTGCGACCGAGTAGGGTCGCGCAGCATCGTCCAGACGATGCCGTGGGCGACCGTCTCCGTCTTGCCGTGCTGCGGCGGGACGCTGAAGAGAAAGCGAATCGGTTCGATCAGCGCGCGCTCGAAGCGCGACGTGAGCGGCTCAAGGTGCTTCGGACTATCCCACTGCGGGCTGAGCAGCGGAACGAAGTCGAGCAGGCCCGTCGTGCGAAGCCTACGCCGCCGCTCCAGCTCCGCCGCTGCCACCATCGCCGCCGGGGGCCTGGGGCCAAGCTCCTGACGCAAGGTCTCGAAGTTCGGTGTCGCTGAGCTTGGAAGGGTCAACGTTGATGTGCTTCAGGGTGCCCGAGTGCTCGAGCTGCGCCGGGGCATCCAGGCCGAGGTACTTGGCCCGCCGATCCATGATCTTCAGCGCGGCCAGCACGCTCCGGGCGTCCCCAGACTCCGCGCCGTCGTCGAGCGCCTTCTGGTAGCGGTCCAGGCGCGCAAGCTCGATGCCGAGCAAGACCTCCGCCTCTTCGAGCGGTTGCAGGGCCTTGAGGCCAAGCTCGGTGTCCTTGTGGGAGGTCCCCACCGCGATGCCAAGCTCCTTGGCGATCTCCCGGTGGCCGAAGCCCTTGATCCGAAGCTCAAGCACCTTGCGCTGGCGCTCTAGGGCGTCTACCGCCCGGGCGTCGTCTTTTGCGTATCTGGCTTTGCGGCGAGGCTTGGCGGGTGGGGTCAAGATGAAATTGCGTGCGTCAATTACGCAAGCATGTGTGATTACTACGTTTCCACGTGCAACCTACGCAATGCGTTAGCGGAGTCGGGCTGGGTGAGCGCACCAAACGAAACGAGTAGGAGGGCCGAGCCGAAGGGAGGCCTGGTCCAGCGCGCGACTCCTACTAACTTGATGCGCGATGCATGGCATCGCGTGACGATACGTGGCCACCGACATAGGTCAAGTTCGCGACTGTGGTTCAGCTTCCGCGCTGGGCTCGGGCCTGCGCGAGAACCGCGCGACGAAGTCGAAGTCGACGGACTCCGCCGCCCGCTTGAGGCTGGCCGCGAAGGCTTCGATCCGCTGGACCTCGACCACGGCGCGGCCGCCAGTGACCGACGGGTGCCACGGGCTCACCGTCTCCGTATGAATGCCCTCTGGAATCACGAGGATGTCGCCGTTCTGGAGCGTGAACGATCTGGCCATGTAGATTACTTCTTTCCCCAGCGCTCATACCACTCCCGTGGCGGCTCCGGCTTCCACTCGGCGTAGCTCCGCCAATGCCTCAGTCGATTCGGCACGGCCGGGTTCCACACGTAGACCGGGATGCCCGCCGCCTCAAGTGCAACGAACATCGCCGCCTGGCTCTCCCGCACAACGTCCTTACCGCGCTTGACCTCGACGGCGTAGGTCTTCCCGGTCGACCTGTCTTGCAGCAAGAAGTCCGGCCACCCGTGGCGCCAGATGCGAACGTCGTGGTTCTCCGCTGCGTGCTTCACGAACTCGCCCTCGGAGCGATTGACGCGCTTCATGATTTGCGCCGCACCGACCCGTGGCTCTGGCGAACGGCAAACCTGCTCCTCTTTCCTGATGAGCTTCAGTAGCTTCGATTTCGTTTGGATATTTCCCATTGAGTTACGCTGCCTTATACCATGCAAAAGGTCCCACTTGACACGCACATTTTTCATGTGGGATAAGCGTGAGCGCGCGTTCACTGTTCTAGCGCTTCGCAGATCGCCTGTCTGCCTCACGCCCCGGCCCTCCCCTCGACCGCGCCCCTGAGCTTTCCGATCTCGGTCGCCATCGTGTCGCGCGCCCACTTGAGTTCGTCGACCTCGGTCTCGAGCGCTTCGATCCTGGCTTCCAAGTCTTGAGGCAATGGATCTTCGAAAAATTCCTTGTGCGCCGCCCGCAGAGCGCTGAGGTTGATCCGCCACGTCCGTGAGTGCGGAGCGCGGTACATCCAAGTGGGGTTGAGCCCTTGCTGGACGTCATGAGCAAGCCACTTGAGAAGTTGCCTGCGAATTTTCATCTCCACGTTGTGGGCTGGCTCCCCACTGGCCTTCGCGACTCGAACGGCCAAGCCACGCATGCTGACGTGCTTGCTCAGTCCCGTCGGGATTCGTGGTGCTTTCGGTTTGCTCATCGTGCTCAGACCGAAGCCTCTTGCCTTGTCTAGCGTTGCCCATACTAGCGTTACCGAACCGCATCGGGACGTGCGATGTCTGGACTCCTACGCTGCCTCGCTCGCCATCGTTCCGTTGTACGCGTCCACCGCCTCTCGGATAGTAGCCAGAAGTTCACTCAGGTTCTCGGGGACCTGCCTCGCGCTCGTGTACTGCTCCAAACTCTGCAGCGTATGAAAAATCGTCCGCAGTTTGGTCCCGACCGCCGACATGAATACCGGGTCATGCGCCAAGCTGTCGGCCGTCATCACGTGCGATCGCCGTGTCGCCCTCGACCCTTCTTTCTTCGTTGGGGCCTCGGCGCTCACAAACATCGGGCTCACGTGCTCTCGTTTGCCGACATGGTACGTCACGATCTGAATCCCAGAAATGAGCCGACGCGTCGTTTCGATCCAGTGCTTGCGGGCCGCTGTCTTGGTATCGAAGTCTCCCCAGATCGGGAGCTTTCTCAGCGGGTGCTTCTTGTCGTTGAGAACGATGTCACAGACCGTCGCGGCGTCTAGCTGCCGGATGTCGTTGACCTTCAGCTGTTCTGCCAGCTTCGTCAGTTCGACTCCCGCAAGCTGCGCGAGTGACTCGTCTTGGATGAGCCTGAACCTGTACTTCGTTTTCGTCGGTGCTCTTTTCATGTTGTCCTCCTACATGTTTTCAGTGCCTGCCATGCCGGTCCAATCAGGTGATGACCGATACGTGCCGCTCCTATCCTCTACGCTTCAATCGACGCCTGCCTTGCCAATCCATTCCGTATCCTATCCGCGCCTATCCTATCCGTTCCTGCCATACCTGACCCCTACGTGCCGATCCAATCCATGCGACGCCGATTCGATCGCTGCCTTGCCTGCCTTGCCACGCCGGTCCCATCCGTTCGTGAACCCACGAAGCCGCTCCTAGACACTCCTGCCTCGCCAAGCCGTTGACTTCCTATGCGTTCGGAGTTTAGTCCGATGCCGGTGCTGGACTTTCCGATCCGGTGGAAACCTTGCCTGCCATGCCTAACCCGTCCTTGCCGCTCCAATCCGGTGGAGACCATGCCTGCCTCGACGTCCCCGTATGGTATCGTCCCTTCTCCTTCACGAGCATCCGAATCATCGCTGCCATCGCCAGCCCATAGTGCTCGGCGACACGATCGAATCGGGCCGCCTCGTCCTCGGAAACGCGGAAATTGATCTGCTTGTCTCGAGTCATTTCAAGTCCCGGTTCTTTTCTGCTTTCCGATGTGATCCGCCAACGACCGAACCTTGCGCGCGGAGTCGCTTAGCTTCTCCACTGGAATGCTCTCCAGCGTCCGAAGCATCTCGGGCGGAATCACGAACTCGTCCTCCGGCACGCTCGTCGCCTTGATGATTCGGTCGTGCGCCGCCTTGTCGTTCTTCAAGATGTCGACGTGGAACGTCCCAAGCTCGCCGCCGTTCTCAGGTCGCCACTCGCCAATGCCGATAGCGACGCCTGAGGCTTCGATGGCGGCCATCACCTTGTCCGGCGTGAGCGGCACGCCAAACTCGACAAGGATGTCGACGGTTGAACCGACAGGGAACTCCGCGCGTGCACGAACGTCAGGCTGGCCGCCGCTGTTGCGAACGATCATGGTGCTCATGGTCTTCGCGCCTTTGAACACGACTGGGGCCGTCCAGCCGATGACCCGCAAGCTTCGCTTGAGGTCCGCCTTCGTGACGACATCTCCCGTTGCGATGGCCCCGGAGACGATTGCCGCCTTGATGACGCGGCACGGGATAACCGGCTCGCCGTTCGTGTTCCGGTAGTACGACTCCTCGAAGTCTTTCGTTAGATCCTTCGAGACCTTCGGCTCGGGCATGCCCACCATCTTCCCGAGCATCTGCCGCACCGCTTTCGTCGTCCACCGCTGCATGAGAAGCGGCGTATCGAACGTCAGCCGCAGTGCCAGGCGGACACGCACCGCTCTAGACTTCTTGAGTGCATCCGCCGCGAGCATCGCGACATTGGCTTGATTGTAGTTGATCTCGACCTTCTTTTTTCCGAATGCCATGATTGTGCCCTCCTACAGGCTCTCTCTCGTTACCACGTTTCGCTGGTGGGTTCTAGACCTCGCTTTTATCGCACGCCGCCGTTCCGTGAAGCGTTGTATCTCGTACGGCCCAGTCGTGAGCACGCGACGCAGCAGCCTTTCTCTCGTGGGCCAAAACGGCTTGGTGTCCTTGTCCCATTCAAGGTGCCACCCATCCGACATGCAAACGTGGACGAAGTCGGCACGACGCCCGAGATGTTCCGTCCGTGGCGCCCGAGCGTATCTGACGCCAGGCGTCGCTCGCAGACGCTCCAGCATCGACGCCTCCAGCGCCTCAATCGGCCACTTCTTCGCCTCCCAATTCAGATTGCTGGCGTCAATCAACGCTCGGTTCTGCTCACCCGTAGCTTCGCAGAGAAGCGTCTCCGCGCTATCGCCACGGATGACGACGTCCATCGCCGTCGTGTCGCGCAACTCTTCCCAGAGAGCCTCTTGCGGGCGTGGGGCTTCGTCCTTGAATTGCAGGCAGCCGGTATACCAATCGCGACCGGCCTCCGTCGTGCACCGTATGCCGCACGCGTTGGTCTCTTGGTTCGGACTCGTTGTCGCCACCCGCGCCACCCCCGGCACCGCGAGCAGTATCTCTGCCAGTTCCTGCCGCGCTGGCGACGCATACGGTCCCTCTTCCCAAAGCTTGCCGTACTTGTCGCGATGCGAAGTGCCGGCCATCGCCGGAACGGGCCCCACCGCGCACGCGGCGGCCCCGATGATTGCGTTGCGTCTAGTAATGCTCATAATACATGCTCCAGACTACGCCTATGTCTGCTCTCAAAGCGGCCCACGCGCGTTTCACGGCCGCGTCGCGGTCTCCATCCGCCCGACGACATCTGGACGTTATCTCCAGCATCTGCAGGGCGACTGCAGCCGGACAATACGCAGGCACACCGCCATCCACCGCGGCTGCTTGGAACGCTGCGTACTCCGGCAGGCGCTTGAACTCGGCGTCCAATTCGCGAGCCGCACGATCTATCTCGTTCGCCTCCTCAATCAGCCTGCACGTCTCGTCGCTCAGCTTTACAATTTTCATCGTTCGCTCCTACGCCCCGAAGGGCCCTTGCCTTGCGTCACCGAACGTTGACGTGCACTGCCTAGCCCGGAAGCGCCTAGTCGGACATCGTACGTCTATGCCGCCGCCATCAGTCGCAGAACTCGCCCACGTCCGCGATCCCTCTGGCCCAACGTCTCATGCTCAGCTGCTTTGCTGTACGCCCAGCTTGCGTCACACAAGACGGTGCGCGCCTGCTCCCGAAGCACGCGCTGCAGGGACGGAGAGGGCTTGCGCAGAGCCAACTCGAGAACGCGCCGACGCGAAATGCTCCCGTCCAGCCGCCGCGAAATCTCCGGCGTAAACTCGTAGAGCGGCTCAAGCTCCCTGGCTTCTCGTTCTTTGGCGATGGTCTTCGACTCTTGAAGCACGTTCACTTGCGGGCCAAACGCACGGAACAGGATAAACTCGTGGCGGACGCCCACAGGCTGGCCCTTCATTCGATGCAAGTTTCTCCACACTCGTCGGCTTCTCTGCCGGACCTGAGCCGCTGCGCCAGAAATCCTCGACCAATCGGGCTCATACGTTATCTCTGAAAGCTCGATGGGTACACCATCGATCGACGAGGTCGCAAAGGCTCGCTTGTAGCGCGTGCAGTCGCCGGCCGAGCCCTTGCCGACCGAGAGCGTCTGGAAGACGTCGCGCGCCGCCTGGTCCTCGCGCTCCCAGCGCTCCGCCCGCATGGCCTTACGTTCCTCCGGCCCGCCCAGGCGCCAGCGTTCTAGGGCCAGCCCCGGGTCGATACGCTCTTTTTCAGGCATCGCCCTGGCCTGCAAAAGAGCGACTTGCGATCCGGTAGTGCTGCGGACCCCCAGGGCGCTCTCGGCTTCCGTCCAGTACCACGTGAGGTCACCTTGTAGGTCCGGCGGCAGCCTGTACCCTTCGGTCATGCGCGTAGCCCTCCTGAGCTTGCCGGTATCTTTACGCTTGGCGATCTGCCTTCGCAAGAGGCAATTCGCCAGAAGGCTCGATTGAATGCGTCCAGCGACCGACGGGCCCCCAGGCTCCGAGCCGCGTGCCGTCCGCCATCCGATCGTAGTCGGTTTGCCCTTCGCAGAGTTCCCCGAGCCACTTCGCGTAGCAGCCGTAGCGCCTGGCCCCGCATCCCGTGCACTCGTCTCGCGTGCGAATGCGTTCGGCGTTGTCGTCGCGGTCGGTCTCTTTCCAGTCGTGGTCGTGCTCGGTCATCTCCAAAGCTCCACGCGAAGGCCGTAGCCGCTGGTCTTCTCCTGCGCGACCTCCCACGTGACGCGCTCATCGTGGTCGTCGACGCCAAGCGCTCGCGCCACGCCATCTCGGCATTCTTTTGCCGCGATGACGGCGTTGTCGCTGTCGAGACGCCGCGGAGCCAGCCGCGTGAGGCGCACACGGCGCACAACCGTCCCGTGCACTCCGGCCCATGCGAGCGCCGCGCCCGTGCGAAGGCCCACGAGGCTTCGATGCTCCTTCGCACGCTTCTGCCTCATGCGCCAGTGTGTGTGCTCGTTGGCGAGCGACACGAGCCGCAGGGGAAGCTCGAAGATGACGATGGGCTCGTAGACCTCGACGACCTTGAACGAGTGCACGACCAGCGGCGTCGGGAACATCGACGTGTCGGGGCTGCGGTCCGCGTCGACGATGAGTGTGACCTCCCAGCGGCTCATCGGCCGTCAACCCACAGGCTCGCGTCGTAACCGTTCTCCCAGTCGGTGCCGGTCAGTCCGATCTCGACCTCTTGCTTGATCGACAGAATGGTGTCCGCATGATCGACGTAGACCGTGACGCGCCACGTCCGCGCGTCGGTCTTGACCTCACCTCGGGTCACCCGGATGTAGGACGGCCGCAGTGTGTGCACGAACCCAAGCGCGCGCTCGTCCCACTTGCGACCGCGGAGGAACGGCAGCACGTCGACGACCGTGAAGCCATACTGCGCCGGCTGCTCGTAGCTGACCGCGTGCGACGAGTGGTAGTCTTTCATCTCGCCTCCGGGCAGCACGCGCCCCAGATGCAGCCGATCGCCGTCAGCGCGAGCGTCGCGTACACGCAGAGCGCCGTCCAGTCGACGGCCGCGAGGTTGAAGCGCTTCGACGTCACCGCCTGCCCGGATCCGCTCGCCGCTGCGGAGCCGGCGCTGGGCCTCCGTGGTCGGGCGCGAGCTGCGTGCCGGGCCTCGCGACGTACGGCTGCGCTTTCTTCTTCGGCATCGGCTCGACCTGGTCCTCGTCGAAGTAGATGCTGTCCTTCGGCTTGCCGTCCTTGTCGACGTTCCTCGGCGCCAGGCCGTAGCGGTTGCAGTTGTGCAGGTACTCCGTGCGGCACATGACGATGCCGTCGAAGCCCGAGATGCGGTCTCTGAGATGATCGCCGAGAGAATACTTGAATCCCATTGGTTTAGCCTCCTACTGGTTTGCGTGTCAGTTTTCCGACTCGTCCGCTTCGTCATCGTCCTCGTCGTCTTCCACGTCGCGCTGCCCAGGCAGCGTCCGCAGTTCCCGCGCTCGGCTGAACGCCGAGTCGCATGCTCGCGTGGCCTCGCGCATCGAGCCGTGCTCGGACATGTGGATCATCTCACCCGCGATCGAGACCGTCCCGATGAAGCCCGGCACACTTGCCGCCGTTCGAGTCGAGGCGCTGACGGGAACGAGCGTCCCGTTGTGGTCGACAAATTCCCGCGCTCGTATCATGCCGCGGCCCGTTTCGCTTTTCTGCCATCCCAGATCCAGCTTTTTCATGGTCCTTGCTCCTTTACCTTGCCGAGTGTCCCGCCGCCCGCCCACGAGAGCTTGCGCCGCGCCTCGTCCCTCTTCTCTTTCGTGTCCAGGCCCAGAAGCGCCAGTGCGTCGACGACCTCGTCGCAGCGATACGTGAGCAGGATGTCGTGGTCGTCCACGCCTTCGCGCGGCGCCGCAGGCGGGATTCCGATCTGGCCCTCGGCGTTGAGCAGAAGCCGCGCGAGCGCGTCGACGACGTCGAGCAGCTCGGGCACGTCTTCGCGAGCGTGGCCAATGAAGTTGAAGTCGGCGTGCGTCGCCTCGAAGCCCATGGCGTTCTCGCCCATCGCGCCCGGCAGGATGAGAGAGCCGTGCAGGCCGCGCGAGACCCATGGGGCTGCGGTCGCGCGTTCGGCTCGCTGGCGGATGGCCGCAGGGTCGACGGGCTTGGGCGGATTGAAGATGCCGCTCATCGCAGCCCCAGCCAGCGCGCGACGCGCTCGCGCATCCGTTCGAACCGGCCCGGCCCAGCAACGCGCACCGTGACGACGGTGTCGAACGCGACCGGGGGCTCGTCGGTCACTTTGAAGTCGAAGTCGGCGTCGCGGGCGATCTTCGCGATGTCCTCGACCATGCGGTCGACCTCGTCCTCATCCGGCGCAATCTGCCGCGCGAGGTTCGCGTTGAAGACGACCAGTGGGCGGCTCACGAGATCTGCTCCTTGGTCCGCCCGTAATACTCTTTCGCCGCCGGCGAGCCCTCGCACAAGACTTCCAGTGCGGCGAGCGGCCACTCGTCATCGTACGGATGGCCCGCGATCCGTACCGCATAGGCCGACATGCTACGAAACTCGACGAAGGCTTGGGGCCCGTCGAACTCCGCGAGCGGGACGCTCTCGAAGGCCTTGCGAAAGAAGCCGACTTTTTCGGCGTAGGTCACGGCAGCTGCCCCGCTTCCTGCTGGCGCGCGCTCTCATCGGGCTCGCACGCGCCGCAGACAATGAATCCTGTACCGGCACAAGTATGGCACGCGACTATCTCGACGTCGTACGGGTCATCGCTCAACTGGCGTTCGACGGAGCCCTCGTGGTCGCAGTCCCAACAGTCGACACCCCCGTTGCCGTTGCAGCCAGCGATATGCGGCGCGCTCGTCACGGCTGCTGCCCCGGCGGCTTCGGCAGGCCTTGCGGGAGCGCGGGCACGAGCGTGAGGTTGCTGTCGGCCGCGCGCATGTTCTGCGCCATCTGCTCCGCCATCGCGACGCACGCGGCCATCCGCTTTCTGTCCTCGGGAGACAGCGACGCTACCTCGATGATGATGGCGCCATCCGGCAGTTCGACCTCTCGCACGGAAGCGAGCAGGCAGACCGGGACGCCTCCGTAGTTTGTCCGCTGCTGGATGATCGGATTGCCCTGCGCGTCGCGCGCTGGCTGGCGCGTGCGCGCGTCCATGACCTGCATGACCTCGAGCTTGATCTGTAGCTCGAAGACGGGCGAGAGGCGCTCGATGCGAACCGGGTCGGCTGCTTGCCCGACGACCCTGCCGCCCACTGCGCGGATGGGACGGCCGGCGTAGACCGGCTTGCCGATGAAGTCCTTGCCGTTCGTGATCGCGATGACCCAGTCGCCGATGGGCGAGAGGGATGCGCCGTTGAGAGGGGAGGTCATTCGGCGAATCCTTTCAGCTCTTGGTAAGCCCGCAGCATCATGACGACGTCGCCCTCCGCCAGCGCCTTCGTTGCGACGTCGAGCGTGTTGCGAATCATTGTCGCCGCGAACCGCCCGGCCTCGCCGATGTCCACGTACGCTGGTAGCACGTGGTCGCGCACGCGCGACATCTCACGAGGGAGGGCGTCGCCGAGGGTGTCGACGGGTTCGGTCTGCGGGATGTCGGTCATGGCCTCGCCCTCCAGCGTGCGTCGTCAGGGTGACGCCTGGCCTGGCCGGATGTCAAGGGGAAAAGCGGCGGCCAGAAATCGACCGAGCGGTGTGCTTTTAGCATTGCATGCCGCAACGCCTGACCGTATAGTATCTTCATGAACAGCGCAGCCAACACCGCCGAGACGATGCCCGCCAACGATACCGCCCAGCCGGCACGCGCCAAGCGCGCTCGCAAGGCTTCCGCACCCATCACGGTCGACGTCATCAAGTCCCGCGACTGGGTCCGCTTCGGCCACAAGCACGAGGGCCGCGTCTCGGAAGGCCACCACGCCGTTATTGTTCCCGGCGAGAGCGTCCTGCTCCACGGCATCGAGACGAGCCACGACTACGCGGACGGCAAGATCACGAAGCGCTCGCGCCTCTTCGCGCAGTCGTTCAAACTCGGCGACCGCGCCGTCTACCACACCTACAACCTCATCTTCACGGGCCCCATCGTGGCCATCGGAGCCGAGACCGTCACCATCGCCGAAGACGACCACGAGGGCCACAAGCATCGCTTGTCGCTCTACGACTTCGATCGCCTCAATCACGACTACGACCCGGAGTACATCTTCAAGAATAACACCGAGTGGAGGGACTGATGGCGACGACAGACCAGATGACCGCATGGTGGGCCGACCACACCGAACTCGCGCGCCTGTATCGCTTCCTATGCGAGACCGGCATGCTTGAGGGCGAGGACGAGAGCGCGACCGTCGAGAACACGGCCGACTTCCTCGAGAAGCCGTGGAAGTGGCAAGAGGAGCGCGGCTGGATGCTCGCGGGCAAGATTCCCGATCGGCCCGCGCTGGATGATGACGACTTCGAGTCCGAAGAGGAGAGCGGAGCCGGCCGATGACGTCGCGCCGTTCTGTGGCCGCTTCCGTGGCTCGCTCGAAGGAGTCGCACCCGGAGGACTTCTGCCCGCACGCGCGGTGCCTATGGCGCACGGGCGGAGGTGCCTGTCCGCGTCATCGCGAGGGCGCGTTACGGGTCCGCTTCACATTCCTAGACGGCTCAGGCAGCGTGACAGGCCCCGTGAGCGGCGCTGGCGGCTTTCTCTCGACCATCGCGCAGCTCGATGTCGCCTCGCGGCTTCTAGCGAACGGTCGCACGCACGGGCTCTATGCGCCCGAGCCCGGCTGCGTCGCGTGCTTCCCCGACTACTCGGCGGCTGGCAACGGTGCTCCGTACGTCGTGCGTCTGGCGGATGTTCGCTGGGAAGCGGTGTCCTAGATGGGCGCCAAGTCCGAGATCCAGTGGACCGACGCGAGCTGGAATCCGATTCGCGGTTGCTCGCGCGTCTCGCCGGGTTGCGAGTCGTGCTACGCCGAGTCGCAGGCCGCGCGATTCTCCAAGCCGGGCCTGCCATACTATGGCTTCGCGGAGCGAACGGAACACGGGCCGCGCTGGACGCGCAAGGTCGCGCTCGTGCCGGCGCATCTGCTAGACCCTATCCGCTGGCGTCGCGGTCGGCGCATCTTCGTCAATAGCATGAGCGACCTATTCCACGAGGGCCTCGCGGACCATGATATCGATCGCGTGTTCGCCGTCATGGCCGTGTGCGCGATGCACGACCGGAACTACGGCCACACGTTCCAGATTCTCACCAAGCGCGCCGACAGGCTCGCTCGCTACATGGCCACGAACCGCACGGAGATGCACGAGCGGCTAGCTGTGCTCGCCGGTCAGATGATGCAAGACGGCGACGCCTGGCACGACAAGGTGCGCTTCGAGATGCCGTGGCCGCTCCCGAACGTTTGGCTCGGCGTCAGCGTCGAGAGTCAAAAGTATGCCGACGAGCGGATACCTGCTCTGCTGGCCTCGCCAGCCGCCGTTCGATTCGTGAGCTATGAGCCAGCGCTCGGCCCGGTCGACTTCTTGCCGTTTCTCAAGTGGACGCTCCGCACGACGGACGGACACCGACTCCAGCACCCCCGCCCAGACATCGCGCGCGCTGGCGGCACATGGGAGCGCGGGCTCGACTGGGTCATCGTAGGCGGAGAGAGTGGACACGACGCGAGACCATTCCACGTATCCTGGGCGCGCAAGCTGCTCGATGCGGCTCGGGATCCCGCCGCCGCAACGGCGCGTGTATTCGTCAAGCAACTTGGCCGACAGCCGGTGTTTACCGATGACGCGCGCGACGACGACGTATTCGAGGATTACGCTTGCGCCCTTGGCGCTGGCGGCGAGGATTTCCGGCCGACGCAAGGCGACCGCGAGCGCGGTGTCATCATGCCGCTCCGCGACGGCCACGGCGGCAACATGGCCGAGTGGCCCGCGGACTTGTGCGTGCGAGACTTCCCCAAAGCCTACGGCGAAATGACCCAGGAGCCCATCCGATGAATCGCACGACGAAGCTGTCCGGGGCATGGCTAAAGCTCGCAAAGGCCGCGGGTGGGGTCACGGAACTCGGCAAAGCGCTCGGGGTGTCCGCCTCGACTGTGTGGCGCTGGTCTGAGGGCAAGGTCGAGATATCCCGCTGGCACTACCAGGCGCTTTCGACCTACGCGGAACGACTCGGCTACAAGGTCCCACACGTCAAAGTGGCCGAAAGATAAATCGACATGGGCATGCGTTTATTGTCTTGCGCCATGCAATGCTAGGATGCATACTACTCCCATGAACAACGCAACGCAAAACAGCTCGGCTCTCTGGACGGTCAAGTCACTCTACGTCTGCTCGGCGGACGAAGACTGCACCAGCCTAGCGGCCGCGAAGGACGCGGTGCGGCGCCGCGGCTTCTCCGCGGTCATCTGCTACGAGGGCCGCGCCCTCATGTACTGGTGCCCCATCTCGGGCTGGAAGACGGCGCAGTCGTGAACGCAACAATCCTTCCGCCCGCCGCTCCCGTCGCGCCCGTGTCCGTCGCCCAGTTCCGCGCCTTCGAGGTCTCGCAGACCATCGACACCGCGGCCCGCTGGATCATGTACTCGACCATGACGGCCACGGTTCGGCCGGCTGCGAGGTTGTCGTGACCCTCACCGCGATTCAGCGCCGCATGGCCCGCCGATTCCTCAAACTCGGCATGGCCCCAACCTGGCTCGAAGCCTGCGACCTCGCCCGCGCTGCGCGCCCGGACACGTCGGCCGACCTCGAAGGACAACTCGCCCGCTCGCTGGCTCGCCAGCACGGCAAACACATTCTCGCCTAGAAGCCTGTAGGAGGGCCACGACCATGCACCCGACCGATATTGCCCGATGCCCCGAATGCGACGCTGAGTGCTTCATCTACGACGACCACGGGAGCGCGGCCGTCTGCTACAAGTGCGGCGGCGACGGCGCCGTGCGCTGCGGCTACTGCGACATGCAGCTCACCGTCGCCGAAGCCGCGCGCGTTGACCGGCCTGCCGTCCACTCGCCTGGCCCCATCTGCGACGGATGCGTGGCCATCGACGAGCAGGGCGCCTCGGAAGTCTGCTGGTACCGCTGGCACTTCGAGGCGTTGCCGCCCGTACCGTTCTGGGTGCAGTCATGATTCGCCTGACGCCTCGCGCGATCTCCTACCTTCGCTGCCCGTGGCCCATCGAGCGGCCCGCGGACGAGCACCTGGGCGAGACGCCGACGATTCTCATCCGGCTTGGTCTCATGTATCACGAGCCCATCGGCCACGGCTGGGCGCGGCTCGGGTTGACGGACGCCGGACGCGAGGTCGCTGGGCTCGTGCAGACGGGAGCGGTGTCGCCATGAACGCCGCCCGCCTGTTGGCCCTCGCCGACCATCTGGACACGCTGCCGCCCAAGCGGTTCAACTTCCGCTCGTGGGTGGCCGCAAGCTGGGACGGCAGACCGCTCGCCGAATGCGGCGCGCCGGCCTGCGCGCTCGGGCACGCGACCGCGCTCTGGGGCAAGGAGTGCGGCGTCGAGATTCGCTCGATCAGTAACGCCTTCGTGCCCGCCCCTATCGGCTCCGACCTCAGGTACCACGCCGCATACGTGCGCGCGTCCGAGCTTCTCTTTGACCTCTCGGAGGGTGCAACCGAGTACCTGTTCACGCCGTGCGATCAAGACGACCCGGACTGCCGCGGCGACCACTACAACGAGGACGGGTCAGAATGCACGGCCTGTGCGGATACCGGCCGGCCGCTCGCGAAAGCCTCCGCGCACGAGGTCGCCGAGCACATCCGTCGATTCGTGAAGGAGCACACGTCGTGAGCGTTCCCTGCTCCTGCTCCCGCCGGTACACCGTCGCCGAGTACCGCGCGCTTCGCTTCGTCGGCTGGCACCAAGACGGCCCGTTCAACTGGCTCGAGCTTCGCAACTGCGTTTGCCGGTCAACGATGGCTCTTCGCGTGGTGCGCTTGCCCAAGCGTTTCGGGCCGCCCCCGCTCCAGGTGTCGCCGTGACCTGCCGCTGCGTCATCTGCGACTGCTCGGCGCTCGCGCGCCGAGGCGAGGTCGAGCCGGCCATTGCGACCGCTTGCATGGTGGCGCTCTGCCAGCAGACCATGCGTCCGGTGCTGGACCCGCTCGAGCGCCTCGACACCCTCATGTCGACGCTCTGCGCCGAGCACCGTCGCGGCTGGGCGCTGCTCCTGCTGCGCGGCGGCATGGGGCTCGACGGCGAGGCCGCAGCGCACCCGGAGCCTGCGGCGACCGAAGCCGAGCGCGCACTGGACCACTTCCTCGCAGGCAAGCCCTCGGAGGACTTCGAAGGATGACCGCTCGCTGGACTCTCCACCACGGCGACGCGCTCGAAGTCCTGCGAACGATGGACACCGCGAGCGTGGACGCCATCGTGACCGATCCGCCGAGCGGCATCGCCTTCATGAATGCCGAATGGGACAAGGATAAAGGCGGACGCGATCAGTGGATCGCGTGGCTAGCCGAAGTGTTCGTGGAGTTGCGACGCGTCGCAAAGCCTGGCGCGCACGCGCTCGTGTGGGCGCTGCCTAGGACGTCGCACTGGACCGCAATGGCCATCGAGAATGCGGGATGGGATGTGCGTGATCGAGTGGCGCATTTTTTTGCGAGCGGGTTTCCGAAAAGCGCTAACATATCAAAGCATATAGATAAACAGGAGCGGGACAAGTGGGTGCGGTTGCAGCAGCGGGTTCGCGAGGTAGATCAACCGGCGCTCTGCCGCGCGTTTGGCGAATACGCGGCGCGTGCCGGCGTTGCGGCGGACCAGCTAGACGCGGCCCGTTCTGCTCGCGAGCGTGCAGCGCAGCGAATCAATCCAGAAAAGTTGCCGTGCGATGCGTCCAGTGCGGGACCGTTGGTAACCGAAGCCCATCACACGTGCGAAGCGGAGCAATGTTCTGCTCCACCGGATGCAAGCGAGCCTTCCACATGGTGGAGCGCAGATGCGACGGATGCGGAAGAATCAGTCAAAAATATAAAAGTTGGCTCATCGACAATCACAGCGGCAGACCGCACGGACACTTCTACTGCTCCCAACGATGCTCTGGACTTGCCAAGCGGCGTCACGCCGGACAGACTCAGGGGCGCCGCAGCCCTGAAGATCTGGCTTGGAAGCGAGCCGTCATCGATGGCGGCGGCAAGCGATGCGCTATATGCGGCTCTACTCGAAGACTGGAAGCTCATCACATCAAGCCGATCCGAACACATCCAGAACTCAGGCATGACACACGAAACGGACAATGCCTCTGCCACGAGTGCCACTACTACGGAGTTCATGGCGGCAAGCCTAATCTCATTCACGGTCGGTACGCTCGCAAGTGAATATCAAGCACTGGCGGAAGCGAATGAGCGGCCGGTGCTCGGGCAAGGCCAATATGCCGCGAGACGTCCGAACGGTGTGCAAACGGATGTTTACGGACTTGACATGCGCGAACCGGGGCACGCCATTACCTCGGCGGCCTCGGCGGCCTCGGCGGCCTGGGACGGCTGGGGCTCTGCGCTCAAGCCGGCCTGCGAGGACTGGTGGCTAGCGCGCGCGCCGCTCTCTGAGCCGACGCTAGCGGCGAACGTCTTGCGCCATGGAACTGGCGCGCTCAACATCGATGCGTGCCGGATCGGTTACGTCAGCGAAGAGGATAAGGCGGCGGCGGCGGCGGCGGCGGTGGCGCAAAGACTGGGCCACCCAAGTCACGGGGCCGGCATCGGCGACTTTGGTCTGCATACCGAGCGCGCGGCTGGCTCGCTGCCGGAGTATCTCGAATCGCAGGCGAATGGCCGCTGGCCGGCTCACATCGCACTGAGCCATGCGGACGGATGCCGCAAGACTGGAGAGGTTGTCGGTGTGCGGCCCATTCTAGGCGCCACACCCGATCAGCCGGTCAAGTCGATTGGCTTTACGCGCGGCAGCCTCGCGCAGACGAAGCGCGGCGAAGTCGGCGAAGTCTACTCTTGCGTGGAAAGCTGTCCTGTCAAGCTCCTAAACGAACAATCTGGCGACCGTCCTGGTATGAGCGGCGGCGGCGAGCATCGGGCAGATTATGGCGGCGGCATGTTCGGTGGCATCGACTCGCCAGGTACTGCGCGCAGCGATGTCGGAGGCGCTGCACGCTTCTTCTTCTGCGCGAAGCCGTCGCGCGGGGAACGAGACTTCGGGCTTGATGGTTTCGACCTTGTGGACGGGAGTGAACTGACTGGCCGCGATCGAGATGCACCGGGCCAACTCCACGGCGCGAGCGGCGCCCACGGCGCGAGCGGCGCCCACGGCGCGAGCGGCGCCCACGGCGCGAGCGGCGCCCACGGCGCGAGCGGCGCCCACGGCGCGAGCGGCGCCCACGGCGCGAGCGGCGCC